CGGGCGGCAGGGTCAGGCGGTGGGGCCCCCTTGGATATTTCAGGCCCCGGGGGTGTTTCCGCAGGTCAGAGCCCTTTTCTGGCCTCGCGTTCGTGCTGGTCGCGGGCTTGAGCGCGATCATCGCCCTTCATCACCCCTCGGTCGTGTTTGCTGGCCGCCCTCGGCAGTTTGCTGCAGCGTCACCAGTCCATCGCCAGTGTGTCGGTGTTGCCTTGCGGCGCGGTGTAGATGACGCCGAGCGAGGCCAGCGCTTGGGTCCATTCGCGCGGATGGCAGCCGAGCAGGACGGGGCGTACGTCGTCGCGCTTACCGTCTCGTCGTTGGCTGTTGCAGATGCCGTGCAGTAGCCGGTCTGCGCGTCGGCCGCCGAACGCCCTCGGTTGCGAGTGATCGGCGGCGAGCTGCTTACCGTCCCAATTGCGGTCGAGCAGCGGTGCTTTGAACATCGGTAGGCCACACCACCAGCACAGTGTTCCGTTCTCGTGCCGGCGCAGCAGTCGCGCTGCGTCTTGCTGGTGGCTCCAACCGAGCCCTCTGTCGGTGGTGCTGGCCTTGCGAGCCATGTCCTACTTGGGTGGCTCGATGCGGATGTCGAGTGCGTCTGCGCTGCGCTGGATCTCGATGTTCAGGCCGTACGCCTTGGCCATGCGTTCGATGATCATCTCGGATACGCGCAGCTTGGTCTCGGCGGGCATGAGCGCGATGGCGGCCGCGCGGTCACTGGGCACGGGCAGGTGGCCGAGCATCTGCGGCGGCAGCTGTGGGCGTGAGTTGATGAGCTCCTGTGCGAGCTGGTGCGGGTCTGGGTTGTTCATGCGTCGCCCCTCGTGGCGAGGCAGCAGTGAACGTGATCGTGCACCGCGCGGGGCACCATTGCGAGGTTGCGCCGACGGCAGTAGCGGAGTGCGACCTCGCGTCCGATCGTGCTGATCGGATGACGGATGTCCCACCACGCGTCACTGAGTCGCTGGCGGATCGTCTTTCGGGTCGGGTCAGGCTGCGCCATGGCGTGTCTCGCAATCGGGGTTGATCTCGCGCGGCGGGATGCTGATCAGCCCGTCGGCGCCCATGGTTGTGGTGATGAGCGGTGCGCCGCAGATCTTGCAGCACAGTGTGACCTGCGTGTAGCTGCCCGCCTTGGGTGCCTCGGCGAGCCGCGATTTCGACACGATCGCGAAACCTCGGTCGTCGAGTGTGTACTCGATCGCCTCGGCGATGGTCTTGGTGAACGTGTTGATCTGGCCCTGCAGCTCGTCGTCCTGGCCGGGGAACGTCTGAAAGTTGACGAGCATCACGGGGCCCTGTTCGGGGTGAACGAGCCCGGGCAGCGCTGCCTGCAGCTGGTCGGTTGCTTCGCTCATTCGTCGAACCTCAGCTCGGTTAGCGGCCCGAGCCCCTTGAGTTCCTTATCGCGCTGCTTGAGGTACGAGTCGAATGTGTAGGCGCCGCCTGCGGCGCGTCCGGCATCGCCGTGCATCTTGGCAATGCGTTGGATCGACCGGTTCGCGATCTCGATGCCGACCTCGGCTGCGCTGGCGCCAGGCGCGGGTCTGGCACCGACGACACCGGCTGCGAGGCGGTCGAACGCGAGCGTTACGGGTTGCCCGTCGTCGCCGAGGGTCTCGACGACCTTGGGCGGATAGACCTTGTGCGCGAGCCGGATTAGCGCGCCGGCGAGTGTGCGCCTCATTCGTACAGTCCCGCCTGCTGCGCGGCCTGCTGCATGCTCTGCAACGTTGCCTGCGTGACCTGGATGCCGTTGGCGCCGCTGGCGAGGTTCGCGACGGTGTCGGTGTAGAGCTTGCCGTCGGCGAGTTGCACGCTGATGAGCGTGTCGTCGTCGTGGGCGATTGGCAGATCGCTGGTGATCTTCACGGGAACTCCTGGGGTGGTGTGGTCGACGTCGCGGGGCTGTTGCCCTACCAACGACGAACGCCCCGGCCAGTGGCTCGGGGCGTTTCCGTGCACGCGTCGTCAGTAGCGATCGCGTGCGACATTGCGAGATTAGCACAGCGCAGAGGCCTGTTTTTGCGCCATGGCACGCGCCGTCGTCATCCGTTGCGCCTGCGCTTCTTTCCGGCCACCTCACGCACGTGCGCGAGCTGGTACCGCGCCACGTTCGCCTCGAATCCCGACGGCACGAGGTCACCGGATTTGGCCCAGCGCTGCAGCGTTCGCCGCTGGATCTCCATGCCGAGCTTGGGCAGGATGAAGTCGCTCAGATCGCTGATGCTGAACGAGTACTCGTCGGCCTCGGCCAGTAGAGCCTCTTGCAGTGCCTCGACGTCGTGCTCGGTCTTGCACTCGGGGCACATGACCCGTCGGGCACCGCGCTTGGCGTAGAGCTGCACGCGGCAGTGCGTGCGGTCCTCCAGGCCCTCGGCGCGGCGCTTGGTGCGTTCCTCGTCGGTGAACTCGTGCTGACACGGCCCGCAGTACTCGGGTGGCTCGGGGCGGTTGACCGTGCGACGGATCTGCTCGGTGAGGTCGACCATCGCGTTGTGGCATTCCTTGGCGTTCTCGTCGGAGGCGATCGCCTGGACGTGCTTGCCGAGCCAGCGCGCGAGCCCCTGCGTGGTGATGTCGCGTGGCACGGGAGCACCGCGCGTCTCGCACAGGTGCCGGACCCATGTGGCGAGTTCGTTGCGCGCGGCCTCACGTAGCCGTGAGGCCTTCGGATTCACCCGGCCTAGGGCAAGTACCGCCGAACGCCGGAATCGTCCGTCCTTGAGCGCCTGAGCCAGCTTTTCGGCGGCGTCTGGTCCGGTGTAGGCGTCGAGCTCGTGGGCCTTGGTGCCGCGCCGACCCGGATCGCCCAGCCGGACCTGGCCGACGACGGCCTCATCGAGCGTGTCGAGCCACCACGGCAGATCGCGCAACGTGTCACGCAGCTGCGTGATGTGCGTCAGGCACAGGAACAGCTGCGCGCGTCCCTCGCATACCTGGCATGCGGTCATCGGTCGCCTCCCTCGTCGACGATCAGCCAGGGCGCGTCGGGCACGGTGTACGGCCCCCAGCCGCCGTCAGGCACGGGAACGCCGCACACCTCGGCGATCGTGGCGAGAAGGCGATCGAGCATCGTCTCGAGGCGCGTCAGCGGATCCACTGCGGGGGTGCGTACCTCGCGCCCGTCAACCATCACGTAGGTGCTGATCGTGGGGTTCCGGCGCCACTCACGGATCGCGCGGTGGTGCAGTTCGAGCGCGGTCGGCTGCCATGCGATCAGCTTCACTGCTGACTCTCCTGTCGGTTGCGTTTACGGGCCTTGGTCATGCCGAGCGCCTCGCGTTTGGCGGCGAAGTACTCGGCGAGCGCGGCGCGGCACTGGTCGCGGCCGTAGCACTCCTGCAGTGCCTGCTCGGCGGCCTCGAATCGCGGTGTGCGGTTCGTGACCTGGCCGCCGATGAACCCTGGTAGCGCGACCGCGGGCTCGGGTGCGGGCTTGATCGCGTCGAGCTCGGCCTGGCGTGCCTCTCGCTCGGCACGACCCTCGCGCTCGTTGCGGTTGCGGCGCACCGCGCGTGCCGCCGCGACGATGTCAGCCGGCTCGGGCGCGTTCGGCTCGGTCGCGGCGCGATGTTTGACACCCTCGGCCAGGTCGTCGAGGTCGAGACCGTTCGAGTTGAAGATCTCGGCCCACACGGTGGCCGTCGCGATGGCGGCCTCTTCGTCGTCCATGCGGGGCGCGGTGCGCGGATGGCAGGCCGCGACGATGGCCATCACGTCGAGCGCGTCGGCGGTGCTGATCATGCGAGCTCCCTGCGGGGGCTGGATTCCTGCGCGCGGACTCGGTTGGCGAGTTCGGCGGTGGCGCGCAGCTTCGATCGCGGCGGCTGAGTGCCGGGTGTGGGCGTGCGGGCGGGCAGGGCCTCGTCGAGCCAGCCGTCGCGCCGCAGCCAGCCCTCGGGGTACTTGGTGAATTGCTCCTCGCGGTTGGGGTCGGCGGCGTAGCGCTGCGCCCCGGCGATGAGCTCATCGAGGCTGGCGCGTTTGCGTGCCGCCCTGAATGCCTTGAACGCCGCGCCCTTGCCGACCTTGCGCGGGTAGTGGGTCCACCACTGCTCGAACTCAGCGGTGTAGCGCGTCTCGGGGATTGGCGCGAAGTCGTTGGGGTAATCGGCGGGGGTGGCGTCGATCTCGATGAGGGCGAGATCGCGCGACGCGTCAGCGTCGGGCAAGAGTTTGTTGTTCTGTTCCCCTGTTCCCCTGTTCCCCTGTTCCCCTGTTCCAGGCGCGACGGTCTCGCGAGGGCTCGCGAGACTCTCGCGAATGTCGGAGTCGCGATAGTTGATCGTGCCGTCTGGCCTGGGAAAACGCCCCTTGCCCGGTTTGTCGATGCGCTGAACGTCCTCCCACCATGAGACGAACAGCAGACGGGTGCCGTCGACCTCGTAGCGCCACAGCAGACCGGCCTGGTGAAGCTCGGAAATCGCTTCGGACACCCTCGCGTAAGTCTCGCGAGGGTTCGCGAGCATGTCGCGAGGGAACACGTCGCCGACGATCAACGCGATGTCGTCCTTGCCCACGCCGTTGTCGTCGACATACGACTCGATGCCCTTCAGCACCAGCCGCGCGTCCCACGAAACCGACGCGATCCGCTCCGAGCGCCAGAACTCGGGTTTAGTTGACCTGATGCGCATTAGTCCTCCGTCTCAGGGTTCGGGCAGTCGGGATGGTGCCCCTGCGTACGCGGGTGCCAGCCGCAGTCGGGGCAGCGGCCCATCGCGATCAGCTCGGCGCGGCTGAACAGCAGGCGGATCTTCGGGTCGCTCATGCCCGCTCCCATCGGGTTGTCCACGCCGTGCCGACGAATGTGCCGGCGGCGCGGGGCTGCTCGTCTGCGTCGTCCTGGGCGCGGGCGTGGTGGAGGTAGCGGTGGTCGCCGACCAGCCACACCTTGCCCTCATCCTCGATGCACGCGGCGAACTCCCGCGTGAGCCCGAGCTCGGCGGTAATCCGCTCTGCGGCAGCGGCGATTTGGTGCTCGAACCCGTCGAACGGCGGCAGCGTCGCGCGCAATACGTCGGCGATGAGTTTCTTCGGGTCGACCATCAGAACGCCCTCGCCATCTCGCCCTCGTCTTCGGGCGGTTCGTATCCGGGGCAGGTGCACGGGCACCGGCCGTCGTGGTGCGGGCAGCCGCACAGCGCGCAATCAGGCATTGGCCAGCTCCAGGAGAACGTCGGCGTGGCAGGGCTGGTCAGGTGGGCACCAGCACGCGAGGTCGCGACCGCGGAGCTGTTCTTCCCAACCGGTGGGCATTCCCCACCAGTCCAGATGGACGTCAGGCTCGGTGAGGAGTGCCCGGAACACGTCTGCTGCATAGCGCCGGTCGGGAATGAACAGGTTGCGCCGCGCCCCGGCCATCCAGATGTTGATGTGCCGATAGACGACGGCGGGGTTGCCCCACTTGGTGGGTCGCCCGACGTAGATCGCGCCTTCGGGCATGCGCCAACCCTTCGTTCGGTGGCGTTGGATTCGCCTGGGCTGGTGGGTGTGAGTGCAGTCGGGGCAGCACTTGCGCTGCTGCGCCCAGAGCGGCTGGCATTCGTCGTAGGTGCTGGCGCACTCGCGGCAGATGTGCATCATGCGGCACCACCGTCCCCGAACAGCAGGTCGGCCATCAGAACAGCCCTTCCATGGAGTCGCGCAGTTCGGGGCAGCCGCCGGGCTGATCGCAGCCGAGGCGTCGCGCCTTCCCGGCGTCGAGATATTCACCACTGCACAGGCAGCGCACCGGTTCTGGCTCGTCCGTGAAGTCAGTCATCGCGGCGTCCTCGCCCATCGGTGGCCGCCATGGCGATGGCTTCGATGGCGTCGCAGCGCACGAGCGCGACGGCAGGGCACTCGATGTCGTTGCAAATCAGCGTGAGCCAGTTGCGCCAGCTGTGGCGGTGCTGGCGGCCGAGGGCGTCGCGCTGCTGCACGAGGGCAAGGTTGTAGTGGCGGCGCAGGTAGTTCTCGTTGATCACGATGAGCTGGCGATTGCAGCCGTCGCGGTGCGGGATGTCGAGGCGAACGGTCTTCTCAGGCATGGGGATTCTCCTCGTCTTCTGGTGGTTCGTATCCGGGGCAGTCGCAGAACACGGGCAGGTGTTCGACGCCGATGACGGCAATGCCGGTCGCGGTGCGGCAGCGTTCCCCTGGCTCGTGCGGGTGGTCGCACAGCGCGCAGTCAGCCACGAGACACCTCTGGGTACTGGTCCCAGGTACGACCGAGCAGCTCGCGACCTGCCTTCGCCTTGCCCACGTTCCACACCCAGGACCAAGAACCACCGCGAATCTCGCTGGCATCTCGGACGACAGTCCCGTCAGCGTGGTTCACGTACGCATGCGGCTTCTTACGGTCATAACCCAACTGCTGGACTCGACCGGTATCCGATGTCCAGTTACCCCATTGTTTGAATAAGAACGGCACCTTGGCGTCGAGGCATTGATCGAGCAGTGAACTCGCCCAGCCGAATTCCATCGGCCTTGCGCCAGGCCCAGACTCACCTCCGACGATCACCCAGTCGAGACCGGCGGCGGTTGGATCACACGCCATGTTGGCGTGTGTAACGCCGCAAGGCGATTCGGTGATGTCATCGCCACAGAGCGGGCAGTCGCCAGTCAGGTATCGCGACAGGTCGAGGGGTCCGAGAAGCGGCTCAGCGCTGATGAACCGGACCGCGGCGGGAGTGTCGAGTAGCGCGGGAATGCGGATGTCGGCCCACTTCTGGTTCTCGGTGCTGACGCCGAGCCAGACGTTTGGCAGCGGCCAACGGTCGTACGGATGGGACGCGTCGAGAAACTTCATAGCGAGTTGGTGTTCGCGCCCGATGAAGTACCACTGATCATCGACCAGAGAAAGGAACTCGCGACTACTGATCAGTGTCCGCATGCGCGCGTGCCGCTTGGTCAGCACCTGATAGGTATGGTGCGGCGTCCATGCCATAACGGCCCAAACCTTGGCGATGTAGTCGTCGGGCACCTGGTCGTGGAACAGGTCGGACATGCTGTTCACGAAGATGCGGCGCGGGCGTTTCCAGCGGAGCGGCTGGTCGAGCCGCTCGGGCCGCAACGTGACCTCGAACCCGTTGGGGTACGCCGACGTTCCCGCGAACCGGTTGGCGATCTTCTCGGCGTAGCAGTTGTCGCACCCCGCGCTCACCTTCGTGCAGCCCGTGACGGGGTTCCAGGTGGCGCCCGGGGAGCCGTCGTCGCTGCGGGTCCATTCGATGCTGGTGTTGTCAGCCACGGTCCACCTCCGGGTGCCATAGCAGGCGGGCGGGTCCGAGATGCAGCGCTGCGACCAGATCGGCCCGGTCGAACGCGGTGATACACATCGGGCCGAACCAAGCTTCGTCTTTGACGATTGGGAATCTGTTGCCGTCTATGTCGAGTCCGACCACGGACATCTCCGGCAGCGCGTCGAGCTGTTCGACGGTCTCGATGGTGCGGGCCTTGTGCCACTCGTCCTGAACGTGCTCTCGCCACGGCGTCGAACCCTGGCGACCACACCTGCACTCCTCGTTTCCGGTATCGAGGTTGGACGTCGCGCGGTCCTGATGTAGGTACAGGAACTCGGCCAGCGTGGGGAACTCAGCCATGGTCGGCCTCCAGTGCTTTGCGGATCTTGTCGAGCGTGAGGAATGCGGGCATCGCACCGCGCGCGTCGTCTTCAGCGATGATCTGGCGGATCTTGCGCATCCGCTTGATTTCGTCCTCTAGGGCACACCACGCACAGACGGCCTCACCAGCGTTCGCGGCGGGCAGCGCGCGCATGCCCGGTAACTCGGGCTCGATACCCAGCTCGTGATACGCGATGTTCCGGGCCTTCTTGACCGCCGCGGCCAGCTCGTGATCAGGCACCGCCAAGTCGGACGCTCCCAGGGCGACGATCAGCCGCTCGCGAACGCCGTCTTCGAGGAACATTTCGATCTGGCGGCGCATCGAGCGGATCTCACGCCGCAGCTGCTTCACCTGGGCGGTGAGCTCAGACACGAGCTCCGGTGCGGCAGCGATGAAGTCACCGTTCGCCCGCTTCCACGCCTTCGCCACCGGTGGGTGTGCGCCTGGGGGATCGTGGTGGATGTTCCCGAAACCGACCTGCATCCACGGCCAGGGCGTGATCTCCGCGAGCAGTTCGCGTGCCCGCTCAACAACGTCACTCACCGGAAGCTCCCCTCAGCGCGTTACTCGCCGCTCGATATGCGATGCGGGATATCACTGTTTGTGGAAGCGGCTCTGGCGTTTTCGAGACAACGGCTTTCTTCACAACTGTAATCAGGCCGTTCTCGGCGACCTTCCAGAGGCCGCACGGATGTGGAGCCGAAACATCTAGGTAGTCGGGCACCACGTAAACGAACCTGTGCACCACCTTCAACCATGCTCGCCGCTTCCAATAGGTGTCGCGGTTGAAGTCCTCGCGGGTGACCTTGATTTCAATGGCGGTACGGATCAGGGAATCGAACATTAGGGCGTCGATGCGTCGGATAAATTTGTGCCCGTCTGGCGGATCGGCGCTCGGCATGAACATTGCGTCGGTGGGCTCACCCGTATCCGGCAAATCCAGGTCTTCTATCGACAGCTCTGGCACGATGGCAGCCCGGTAGTGGGTGCGACGAATCGCATCAAGGATGAACTCGGCGCTGATCCGCCGCTCAACAACATCACTCACCGGACAACTCCTCACTGCTGTAGATCAGGCTTTCCAGCTCCCGCCACGCCTGCTGCGTCATCGGCTTCGGATTCCGATGACCGGGCCACGCGCACTTGGCCGGGTTGTCGCCGTACTCGCACCGGTGCTGCGGGTACGGATTCCACCTCGCGCACCACTCGCGTATCGGTTTGGCCATCTCGCGGGCCGCGAACTCAGCAATCTCATCAACCCCGGGAAAATTAGTATTGGAGTAAGGCTCGGCCGGTATCTGGCCGTGGCAGTAGGCGTGAGACGTGCGCTTTACGGCCTCCGCTACTGGATCACTCACCGGACAACTCCTCACTGGTGTAGACCAACTTGGCGGTAGGGCAAGGCCACTTGACGTGACAGTGCTTGCAGAACAGTTCTCGATTGCCGGTCTTGATCTTCGGCACCAGCCGGAAGCCGAACACGCGGTTGTGCAGGTTCCGTATCGGCTTGGCCATCTCACGGGCAGCGGCGACGCTCATGCCACCTGTCGTCCTGTCGTTGAATTCCCAGTTCGACTCGAATCCCCACGCCCGTTGTGCCGCTTCCACGGCTGGATCACTCACCGGACACCCTCCCTTCGCTCATGGCATGCCTTGCACTCGTCGTAGTCGATCTCTGGATTCGGCCTGAACGCCCACACCGGATAGAGGTCTCGGCTGAATTTCCCGCAAGTTCCGCAACGCCGCTCACTCACCAGGACACCTCTGCAGCGGCCTTGGCGGCGAGCAGGGCCGACACATACGCATCGACCTCGGTGATGGGCATCGGGGTTCGGATGCTGGTCATCGAGATGCGCGGCACGCCGTCTCGGTACCCGGTTTCGATGCGGAGCTTGCCGGGGTAGTTGGAGTCAGAGCTTGAAACCTGCCAGAATTCATCGCCCCATTCCGGATCTGTTTGCGTCTCCGCGAGTTCGATCAGGGCGATGCGGTTCGCTTTCAACGCGGCGAGGATGGCGGGCGTGGCCTTCTCGACGATCTGTTCCCACGTCGCGCAGGACCGCCAGAATCCGGGCTCGAATTCCTCGGCGGCGATCGGGCTGGGCATGTTCAGCATCGCCTCGGCGATGACGGTTTCGTCACGGTCACTCATCGTTTCTCCTGTGCTGGTTGTGGTTGGGGCGTGGTCGGTTTCGGGTGCGGATGGCCCCACGCGCTGCGATGGGTGCGGCGGCGGGCACGGAACCACAACATCGCCTCGGCGGTCACAGCACACCCCGCAATCGGGCAACCCGGTACGCCAGGCGCACACCGTCGTCGCGGCGTTCGATGTCTTCGGCGCTCAGGCGTCGGCCGTCGGGATTGTGTTGCAGCATGGGCCCGAACGCCGCCACGCAGCCGTCGCAGGGCACGCCCCATTCGGCGACCACGGTCGTGCAGCCAGGGATCACACAGACCGGAAGGGACAACTGGGTGGTCATGATTGCTCCCACGGGAACGGCGTCGCGTCGGCCCGGATGTACAGCGGGTGTCGTGGCATGCCGGTCGATGTGAGCCCGAGGCAGAGCGGCTCGGTGCGGCGGGAGATGGCGGGCCGGATGTCGTACGGGTAGCCGTTGAACCATCCGATGGCGGCCGGGTGTGCGCCCCACGCGAACACGGTGCAGTCCGCGATCTGGTTGGCCAGGTAGTCCCGGTTCTCGGGTCCGATCGGGTCATCGACGTTGGCCAGCATGTCGGGATTCGTTGCGCGGTAGGCGTACAGGTTGTGCACCACGATGCCGCCGTACCCCCACCGCCGCGCGAACCCGATGCACCGGCGGATCGTCGGGTCATCGACATCAGCGTCAGCGGTGGACGGGTTGAGCATGACGAATTCCAGCAGCGGGCCCTTCGGGTCCCACACGCGGCGGAGTTCGTAGCGGTACCGGCCGCACTCGCTGATGATGGCCGTGTTCGCGGTGACGGGCAGGGCAAGTTGATCAGTCATGCTGGCCTCCACGGCCCGCACGTGACGACGCGTTTCATCACCTGCGCGTCGGGTTTCATCCCGGCCTTGCGTTGCCGCGCCGCGACATCCGCGCAGTACCACTCCGGGTCCGGGTGCACGTGGTACACCTGCATGCCCTTGTCGCGGCCACCGACCGCGGTGAACACCACGGCGACCTGCTCGACGAACGCGGGCTGGCTCGGCAGCGTGAGATCGAATGCGAGCTGCTCGACGGTCATGACGCGACTCCGAGTGATTCGGCGACGACACCGACGAGGTCTCGCGCGGCCGGTGGGGTGACCGCGTTGCCGGCCTGGCGCACCTGCTCGCGCCGGTTACCGAGGATCCGGTACTCGACTGGGAAGTCCATGGCGCGCGCAATCTCTCGCGGCTCCAGCATGCGGAACAGGACATCCTCGACGTCGAGCGTCGGGCGGCCGTGCAGTAGCGCGGGTGTCGGCCCGTTGGCCATCATCGTGCGCGCCGGCTCGGTGACCGGTGTGGACATCTGCCCCTGATCGCCACGCGCGGTGTGGTGGCGCATCAGCAGCGCGTGCCGCTCCACCGTCGTGCACGTCGGCAGCGCCTCACCGGTGGGCACCACTCCCCCGTTGCCGTAGTAGGTCGTCACCAGGCCGTGGTGCGTGCCCGACGCGGTGACCGTGGCCAGCGGCTGATCAACCGGGCGGTGCTTGGACCCACCGCCGCGCAACTCCGCGATGAATGCCAGCCCGGTCTCGTTGCGAGTCGTCATCGTGCGCGCGGGCTGGTCGACCGGAACGGCCTGCTTTCCGTCGCGGCCTTCGACCGGCACCGCCAGGCCGAAGTGATTCCCCGACGCCGCCACGGTCTGCAACGGCACATCGACGCCGCGGACTCGGTACTCGTGGCGGTGCTCGGTGATGAACGGCGCCCAGTACCGCTCGATGCCGGCGCGGATCCGCGCCATCGTCTTCTCGGCCAGCGGTTTGTCCCGGTCGCCGATCCGCTGCCCCAGCAGTGACCAGTCGATGATCTCGGCGGCCGGCCGGAACAGCGGCTCCAAGACCTGGTTGCGGCACGTGGTCGACGGGCACCGGTACACGTACTGGGCGCGGTAGCGGCCCCACGGGGCCCGCTCCGGCCGCTTCCACGACTGCATCACGCGGACCTGCCCGCACATCGGGCACACCGCCTCGGGCCGCGTCAGGCGGTCAACGTCGGGCCGATGGTTGCCCTTGCGCCAGAACACCACGTACATGCGGTCCCGTGACTGCGGCGCCCCCGGCCCGAACGCCTGCGCGTGCATCGAGTTCAGGAACACGATGTGGTGCTCGTAGCCCAGCGAGTCCATCGCCATCAGCCACGCCTGGAACGGCTGCCAGTGCCACGCGTCCACAACGTTCTCGACGATGACGGCCTGGTAGCGGTGCGCCTCGGCGAACCGGGGCACGTCCCACATCGTGGCGCGGGACCTCTCGGCCGCCGCGTCGGGCAGCACCTCACCGAACAGATCAGGCTGCGCGTCGGCGCGCTTGCGGCCCTTGGCCACCGAGTGATTCGTGCATTCCGGGCTCGCCCAGAGGATGTCGGTGCGCGGGAACCTGCGCGGGTCGATCTGCGACAGATCGGCGCACACATGGTCGGCGTCGGGGTGGTTCGTGTTGTGCGTCTCGACGGCCAGGTCCCAGTGGTTCGACGCGACGCGAACCTCCACGCCGGGGATCTCGATCGCGCCGGTGCTCGAACCGCCAGCGCCGCAGAACAGATCGGTGAGAGTCAGCACCAGGCCACCGCCTCCACTCGCACGTAAACGCCAGTGGCTTCACCGATCTCAGCGAGCCGCTTCGTGGCGTGCACGTCGACGATCTGCGAATCGTTCGCCACCACAACCCCGCCCATGCCGTCGAAAACTGCGCGCGTGAGCTTGTCGACGTCGGGGTACTTGATCGCTGGCGGTGTGGCTTTCGACTTCGGCGTGGTCTTGGGCCGGTAGAGCACAAACTCCAGCCGCGCCCGGGCGGGGCCGCCGAGTGGCGGCCGACTGCCCATCGCGGTGCGTGATGCGGTCGTGACCTGATCGCGCCATGGCCCAACCTTTTTCGATGACTCCAGCTGGTTGATCCGCACCAGCTCACCCTTTTTGTTTCGGATCGGCATGGCCTTCTTCGACCCTTGCGGGGCAGGGATGCCGGCCACGAAGAACTCAATGACCGGGGTAGCCGCCAGCGGCAGTGTTGGCGTGGTCACTCCGCACCGCCTTCGGTGCCGATGGTGGCCAGCGCACCAGCCAGGTCGTCCGGTTTGAACAGGACTGTGCGCGCGAGGCTGCCGACCTGCTCGCCGACGATGCCGAGTTTCTCCATCTCATCGAGCAGGCGCGCCGCGCGGGCGAACCCAATCTTGAGCTTGCGCTGCAGCATCGAGCCCGAGCCCATCTGCGTTGTCACCACCAGCTCGATCGCCTGGCGCAGCTGCTCATCCCAACCGATCTCGAGCTGATCAGCGGCGTCCGCGATGGCCTGGCCCACCGCGCCCTTCGCGTTAGGCACCAGCACAGTCACGCCGTCGTCCTTCATATCGCGCAGCACCGCCGCCAGGTCGGCCTCCGCCCCGCCGAGCACCGGTTCGATACTCGGCCCGTCGACCGGATCCCCAGGCAACGGGGTGGCGGGCATCGCCATCCCGATCCACGTGTCCCCGATCTGCACGATCTGCAGCAACCGCTCCGGCGAACGGAACATCTGGATCTGCATCTTTCGGCGCTTCGCCACCGCCACCAGAGGCTGCAGCACCGACGCCGACCACAACGTCACCGGCACCTCTTCGTAGTCCTCCTTGGTGACGAACCGTCCGGTGCGGATGCGGTGAACGATGCTCGTCGGGAACCGGTCCTCGTGGTGAGCGTGGAACTGAAACTCGTTGTCCGAGTCGAACAGTGCCGGAGTCTCCCGCAAGGTGACTGTCCAGCCGGGGTGCTCGTCGTCCTTGCCGTCCTCGGGCGGGTCGGCCAGCACTAGGTCGATGTCGACGGTGTGGGTGTCGCCCTTCGCCTTCGCCCACGACTTGCACAGGGCCAGCACGTTGGCGACCACGTCGACCGGCCACACCATCGGGTCGATGCGGCCATCAACCGGAATCCACGTGTGGCCCAGTACGTATCTGGTTGTCGACGTGGCGGACAGCAGGTCCACATCGCCGGGTTCGTCGCGCCACGGGGCGCGCTGGGTGGCGATGTGCACCCCGAAGTCAGCGCTGGCGGTGGCCTGCGCGTCGGTGAGAATTTCGACCAACTTCGTGGTCGCGACCGTGAGGCTCATCAGGCGGGTTTCCTTCCGAAGATGGGTGGCATTACAGGCGGTCGCCTGTGGCGGTGCGGGTTACGAGATGGCTGGTAGGAACGCCGAACGCGGCGACGGCGTCCTCTGGATCGACCGCCTCGACCTCCAGACCCGGCCACCACGGCGACTGAGCGAGCAGCGCGTGCAGCTCGGCCAGGCGCAGCTTGAACGCGACGCTCGGCAGCTTCGGCGCTACCTGCGGGTCGGCATGCTCCAGCTCGGCAACGAGCTCGTCGGCGCGCTGGTAGTGGTAGGTGGGCGGGCGCGTCATGACTGCACCACCTGCAGCGCCTCAACGAGATCCGCCCGGGTCTGCGAGAACTGTTCGGCGTCGACACGCAGCAGCTCGCCCAGCGTCACGTTCGGCGGCGCGGCCTGCAGCCGCCGCAGCAGCTCGGCACGCCCCTCGAGCGCCATCATGACGCCGTAGCCGATCGCGTTCGTCACCAGTTCGACGACCGCCGCACGGTCCGGGGCGCTCATGCGTCCGGCCCTTTAAAGATGCCGAGCACGCGGTTCGCCTCGTCGAATGTGAGGTCGGCCGCGCGGGTTGCCTGCACACCGGCCGTATCGGCGAGGAACTTGAACCAATCTGCGTCGTTGTACTTTTCGGCCCTCTGGATCTCGCCGAGGCGCTTCAGCTGATCGGGATTGGCCATCTGCACGTCGGGCGCCGGCGCGGTGGCGCGCTGCGCGCGTTGTGTGCGTTGTGTGCGCGACGACTTCGGTGGCGTATCGACCTCGTGCGGCTCGGCGATTTCGCCGTCGATGTAGTCGGCCGTCGGCTTGACGGTCGACGGCAGCGCGAGCGCCTGCGACTGTGACAGGTCGGTGCCCGGACGATCGTCGGCGCGGATCGCCGCGTCAAGCCGCGTCGTCTTCGGCGCCAGCTTCAGCACCTGTTTGAGCGCGGTCTTGCGCTCCATCCAGCGCTGCGGATCCTTGATGTCGCCCGAGGATCCGACCTTGCCGCGACGCAATTCCCTGATCTCGTCGGCGGTGAACACGTCCCACAGCGGCTCAGCGCCGGTCACCTCGACGATCGCGTAGAAGTAGACCGGATTACCCCGATCACCCTTGGCCTTCACATGTTTCAGCGTCGGACTGAGGCCCATGGTGTAGTGGAATTCGTCGTTCGCGCCGACCCACTGCGCGTCGATCCGGGAGGCACGCGGGTGCTGCCAGAACAGTTTGACGATGCCCTGGTAGCCGATGATCAGCTGGCACTCGACCACGCCGCGCCGGTTGTCGCGGTAGGGCACGAGGTAGCACTCGCCGTTGACACCGGGCTCGAGACCGAGCGCGGCCGAGGTCAGCAGCGCACCGGCAAATGACTCTTGCGTGCAATCGTCGAGGGACTGCTTAGCGATGCCAGCAGCTTTCGCATTGCGCGACTTGCGGATCTCGGTTTGCACGATCCGCGCGATGCGGTCGGGGTCCATGCCCTTGGGCACTGCACGCGCCAGCTGCGGCACGAGCACCTGCAGCACTTGCGAGATCGTTTCGGGCGCCTTGGGCGAATCCTGGTTGGCGACAGCGTTTTCAGCCATAGATGTAATCCCCTTCAATCGGGTCGGCCTCTTCGAGCGGGTCGGTGTCGTAGATGTAGCTGTCGGTGACGACGTCGCCGACGGTCTGTGGTCGCGGCAGCCCCCACGAGGGCAGGCTGATCGTGACCACGTCGTCGCTGTAGTCAGGCCACTTGCCCGATTCCATGCAGTCGGCGTAAAGCCGGATCGCCTGGCGGTTGCGGCGCCGCCCCTCTTCGATCGCCTCGTCGTCGTACTGGATCGGAGTCACGACGTAGGGCGGTTCTTTCTCCTGCGTGATGAACCGGAATCGCGGGTTCTCGGCGAGCCCGAGGGCGACCAGTAGATCGATGTACCAGGCCGCCTGCATGAAATAGCTGAGCTTGTAGAATTTGGTTTTCAGCTCGGCCGGGTTCGCGGTCGTCGACGTCTTGTAGTCGTCGATATCGTCAGTGAGCCAGTCGATCCGGCCACGCAGCCGAACGCCGGTCTCGGGGTCGGTGTAGTACAGCGCGACCTCGGCCTGGCCGTCGGGATCGGCGAAGATCGGGCCGGCTGTCGGGTGCTGACGCACCTTTTCGGCCATGTCGTACGCCTTCGTGAACAGGTCGACGTGAATCGGCACCTTGCCCTGTTTGCGGGCCTCAGCCTCGGCCTTGCGCCACATGCCCGTCGCGGTCGGCTTCTCCGACGGCGTACCGTCCGCCTTCAGCCCGTGCACCTGGGGGTCGAGGACCTCGAACTCGGCACCCTTGCCGAGCACCAGTTTGTGCGCGACATGTCCGAAGTCCCAGACCTTTTTCGGTTTCCGGGTGTTGTCCATTTCCCAGCGGAATTTCGCGGGGCACGACGGCGGCAACAGCAGCTTCGCGCCGGATACCGACAGCGAGCCCCGGTCAGCGTGGTAGACGTCCTCGTCGACGAACCGGTGCATTCCGTCCTGTGTGGGCACACTCATCGGCGGCCGCCGATCTCGTCGCGGGCGTCGTCGCGGTCGCCGACCACGCCGGCCGGACGACCGGCCCCGACCGCCGCGGCGCGCTCGGCCTCGCTCATGGTGTGCGTAGCGCGGCGCCACTCGTCGGTCTCGTACTCGTAGGCCATCATTTCTCCGTCTCGATTCGATCGTCTGGTTCGGTCCACCACTCATCCGCGGACCAGTCGTCAGGGTTGGGATCGCGGTCGGGATACGTGAGCCAGCTCCAGCCCAAGGTGGCCGCCGCCGTGGCGATTCCGGCCACTACGAACACCTCGCGCCACATCATCACGAGCCCAACCCACGCGATCACGGCGAACACCCACGCCGCGATCCACAGCGCCCGCGTCATGACGCCACGCCCTCGAACTCGGGACGCCGCTCCAACGTGATCCGGTACGGCTCACCGGATCCGGGGCAGATGTCCGCGCGGATACTGTCGAAGTGATGCGGAATCTTGGCGTGAATAGTCGGGCGGACCGACCGCCAGCAGACCGGGCACACGGGCGGGCGGTTCACGATGCGCCATCCAGTGCCGGTAGCTGACCGTCGCCTGACGGCGGCAGTGTGACCACCAGTTCGCCGATGTTGCCCTCACCGTTGCCCGACCCGCCTGGCCAGATTCTGACGTTCTTGAACACCACGTACTCGACGCCATCGCGCACGTGGATCTCGTGGTTTCCGAAGAACCGTCCGGTGGGACGCAGCTCGTTATGCAGCCGATGCCGGATCGCGTAGACGCTCGGGCGCCCCTCGGCCTGCCGGTGACGACCGTTGCGGCGCTTGCTCATTCAGGCACCGCCTCAACCTGCTGGGCACGCAGCAACAGCTCGGCGAGGTATCGAACCCACTTCTCGGCGTCGGCGGCGGTGTCGACGCGCGGGTAGGTCATCGGCTCGGGCAGGTCTCGCGGCGAGGTGACCACCGCGATCTGCCAGGTATATCTCTCGCCGATCTGCGTGTAGTCGCGCACCCCGAGCGCCATTGCGAGAGTGCCATGTTCGCCGCGCGCCCGGATCCGGCTGAGACCAGACGACGACACATCGCGGCTGATCGTGATGCTGTTTTCGCCCATCAGACGATCTGGCCTTTCGATGCGTACTCGTTGATGAATGCCTGCACGTCGACCAAGTGCTCTGGGCAGAAGGCAATGACGCTCGTGGCGACGATCTCCCCGGCCTCGGTGGGCGTAAAGCCTTCGTCGATCAGCGCAAGGGCCACACCAGCCACGCCGTCAGCCGACGGGTACTCGTCGATCGTGTCGCACACGACCGGAATGCCGTACAAGGCAACAGCATCGTCGACGCCGTCAGCCTGGGCGGGTGGCGCGGTGAGGCCGGGTAGCAGAATGGCGGCGGCGATCAGCACGGGCGCCCACAGCCAGTCACGCAGGCGCACGGGCTTATGCTTGGCGGCGTCCTCGGCGGCCTTCGCCGCATCGGCGGGTGTCCATATCGGACGGACATGGGCGGGTACGCTGTTGGTGCTCACAATTGACCTCTTCTCTTGTGGGTGAAAAGGCCCCGGCCGTGGCAGCGGCGCGGGGCCGCTTACTACCTGCGGGTGATGTTGAAATCGGCCAGCAGATCGCTGGCGATTTGTGTGTCGATTGCTGTTCCGCCCCAGCCGTCGTCTTCGGAGGCCCTACGGCTTGCGGTGATGCGCGCGGCCAGGTCGACGTAACCGACGGGCAACGGCGGCGCGGTCAGCTCGGCGCCCGGGTCGGATCCGGGGATGTAGTAAGGCGAATCGGGGCACTTGTGGAGTCGCTGCCCGTACTCGCCCGCGATGCACACTCGGCACTTCGATGGCGCCTCGTGCACCTCGCACTCGGCCTCGCCGTCGGCGAGCGCGTCGGCCGCGGCGATCACCGCTTCGTCGTAGGTGAGGCCGTAGTCACGGTTGAGCGCGTTGGCCATGGCCTTTCGACTGAGCGGCTCGAGGACCACCTCGAGCAGGTGACCGACCTCGGCCAGGCCGCAGTGAATGACCTCGTTCAATGCGCGGTTGAGGCGCTCGACGATGCTCATGCGAACACCGCCAGCGCCAGGACAGCCGCCATCGAGATCAGGCTGCTAATCGTCACCAGCCAGAACAGGGCGATCGAGTGGCCCGCCGAGGGGGGCGCCGTGCGGGGGATTCCGGCGCTCACCCCCTCGGCGGTGTGCACGCGCCGACACTCTGCGGCGCATGCCACGGGCGGGTGCCCACACTGCGGCTCGGTGGAGCGCGGCAGGTCGAGCTCGTCGAGGTCGAGGAACCCATCAGTGAGACCGGCGTCGGTCAGGCCCGAGGCGTCGAGATACTCGCTCATCGGGTCACCGCCGCCGCGATGCCCTCGGCGACGCCAGCGCGCAGTTCGTCGAGTTCAGACTCCAGCTCGTCGACGCGCACCTGCAGCTCGGCGCGGGCCTCCTCGGCATCATGGGCAGCCCGGGCGAGCTGCTGTAGCTCGATAGACTGCGCGGCCGCGGTCTCACACACCCCGCGGTGGATCGCATGCAGATTGGCGATGGTCGCGGCCGCGTCCGGCTGGTCCGTCAAGGCGCGCTGCGCCCGGGCGAAAAGCGCGTCGACGCGTTGCAGCACACGGGTGGCGTAGGTGTCATCACTCATGGCCGGCCGCCTCCAGCACCCGCTCACCGGCGAGCTTCTTGCGGAGAAAGTCGATGCCCGACGGGCGCACCTTCGTCGTCGCGGTCGGCACCAGCTCGCCCGTGCGGCGGTTGGTGTAGGTACCGGGCACCACCTTGAAGTGGTGGGCGTACCGCTGATACGGCAGGTTGTTGCCCTGCAGCACTCCGGCGCGGCGCAGCTCGCGCATCATGGTGGTGCGTCCCCAGCCGAGCATCTTCGACGCCGCGAGCAGCGAGTAGGTGCCGTCGGCGTCCATCAGCTCGTCGTAGAACTCGGCCTTGGGTTCAAGCTCTGCGATCTTCGCCTCGGCGCGCTCGGCGCGGTCCTCGGCCTCGATGACCCATTGGGCCAGCTCGCGCTTGGATGGCAGCGCGGCCGACGCGGGGGCGGCCGGGTAACGCGAGTAGGAACCGGTCCTGCGGATCGCGGGCAGCACGTCGCGGGTAACCCAGCGCTTGATCGTGCGAGCTTCGGGTTTCCGGCTGCGCAGAATCAGCGAGTACAGACCCGACTCACTGATGATCGCCACGCGCTGCGGTCCGCCAGGGGTGTCCAGAGTGTGTACGCCCTTTTCGTCGTCGTCGAGCGACGCCGTCGACGAGCGGTTGAGGTCGAGCAGCGCCAGCACGTCGCCACCGACGAACCACGGGTCGCCGTCGATCATGACGACGCGCAGCAGGTGACCGCCGAACGCGAACGGTGCGGGGGCGTCGGACTGAACGGCGAGCTCGGCCCCAAGCTCGGCAGGTGCAAACGCGGTCATCGCCGAGCCGCCAGGCGGTTGATGCGGCGCGACCGGCGGGCGACCTTGTTGCGGCGACGACGCTCGGCGACAACAGCGGCCGGAACGGTGCCGGCATAGGTCGGCTTGTCCTGCAGTCCCTTGAGGATGGCCAGCGAGTAGATGGTCGATTCGCCGCGCTCGGTGCGAGTGCCGATGAGTTCGCGGACCTGCTCAGCGATCCACTCGACGAGGTTGACGGCGGGTTTCATGCGCTGGCCTTGTCGGTCTTGCGGGTCGCGGCCAGGGCCTCGATGGCGGAACGGTCGAACAGGAACGCGCCGGTGCTACCGGGCAGCTTGCGGGTCGGCGTCACCTTTTCGGCGGCGACCCAGCGGAGAAGTGTCGAGCGATCGACGTTGAGGATTCGGCAGGCTTCGGATGCAACGATCTCGGGCTCTGCACTCGTGGTGTGCGTTTGCATAGTGCAGAACCCTATGTGTGTGCATTGCACAACGCAAGAGCATCTGCTTCAGAAATTTCATTCGTGTCATATGGTTGCCCATGTCGCAGAAACTTGCGCATTGATCATGGACGTGCAAGAGTTGCCGCATGAGTATCAGCACTGACATGGGTCAAACCATCCCGCAGTGGGATTTGGCAGACCGCCTTGCGAAATCGCTTCGTGTCGCTGGTGTGAGCGTGCAGGAGATGGCAGATCACCTTGAGCTGCATCGGAACACGATTAGTGCCTGGATGAACGGGCGAGGCAGGACACCGAGTCGGCCCATGCTGATCGCGTGGGCCTTCAAGACCGGTGTGCCGTTCGAGTGGCTTGCAAACGGAACCGTCCGGCCCGATAACGGACCGGACGGTGATGGAGGGAGCCGCCTGGGGGAATCGAACCCCCGACCTATTCATTACTGGTCAACCACAAAGGGCGCTACTGGCGCACTATCCGACGCGCCGGTTATTCCTCTGCGGCCAGTCCACCCGGCCGAAGAGCCCGACGCCGACGCTGCCTAGCAAGCGAACTCGACACGCCGATTCGTGATCGGCACGTGTCGAACCTGTGCTGAATCCGTGACCCGATTGTTAGGCGGCCAAGATGTTCCAGGTGCAAAAGTTTCCTCGTAGTCAAAAAGTTGATTCGAGGGGGCAGTCTCCAGTGCTAAACACCTGGCGCACATGGCAATTCGCACAATCACTCTCACGTCGCACCGTCGACGAGCGCGTGGCCACGGTTCGACGCATGGCCGAGTGGTGCAACATCGCACCCGAGCATGCTGACGTCGAACATATCGTCACGTGGCTCGCCGAGGGCGGCGACTGGTCGGCAAACACTAGATGGACCTACTACACAGCACTCACGGCATGGTTCCGCTGGCTCCAGAAGACCGGGCAACGCGTCGACAATCCGATGGTCATGATCGACCCACCGAAGCGATCCAAGAGCGTGCCGCACCCTGTGAGTAACCAGGACATCCAGCGGCTGCTCAAAGTGCGGGCCCGCCGCCGCACGCGCGCGATGCTGTTGCTCGCCGCCTTCCAAGGGCTCCGCGCGCACGAAATCGCCAAGGTCAAAGGTGAAGACTTCGACCTCATTGGCCGCACCCTCACCGTAACCGGAAAAGGCGGCCTCACAGCGACACTCCCGCTGCACCACCGCGTCGTCGAAATCGCGTTCCAGATGCCCCGCCGCGGTTACTGGTTCCCCGGCGTCGACCGCGGCCACCAGCGCCGCGAGTCCATCTGCGGCACGATCAAGGAGGCCATGGTGCGCGCTGGCGTCACCGGGTCAGCGCACTGGCTGCGGCACTGGTTCGGCACCGCGCTCCTAGAGGCCGGCGTCGACGTGCGCGTCGTGCAGACGCTGCTGCGCCACCAGAACCTCGCGACAACGGAGATCTACACGAAGGTGTCCAGCGCCCGCCGCGCCGAGGGTATCGACCGGCTCGATCCGTTCCGGGTTGAACCGGCCGCCGAGCTGACCGCCGAAATGCGGCGCCTGGTCGATGAGTGCTGCAGGGACGACGACGAAGAGAACGCCGCGCACGACGATCCTGCGGCGGCGTGATCAGCCTCGCCGGGAGATCCACGCGTCGACGGTCTCGGGCAGCCAGCCCTTCACGCGGCCGATCACCGCGTCGGGTTCGGGGATTCGGCCAGGGATCTGGCTGTACGCCTTTACCGTGTTGCGGGACAGTCCGGCTCTCTCGGCGAACTCGGTGACGCTCAGGTACCTGACCACCGCGTTTACGGTAAGCACCCAAAAGGGCATGTACTTTCGGGTGTACCACTGGGTACGTCAACTTGACTAGTGTCCATTGCCATGCCCACGCGCCGCTCACCGTGGATGAACGACCGAGCCGGATTGCTCGTCCGACTGCTGCAAGAGCGGCACGGCCTGCAGCTCACCGAAAGCGCGGCGCGCGACACGATCTCCGATCATGTCGACCGGGTGGCCGAGGTGATGCGAATCGGCCGACAGTCAGCGAAGCCGTACGTGACCGACTCGGTGATCGGGGAGATGGCAGATCGGATCGCCGCGGCAGTGCAGGCACATCGAGATCGGGGTGGTCGGCCGCACCTGCGGGTCGTTGAGTAACGAGCGTGCTACTTCCCCATCGGTTCGTCGATCGCAGCGGTGATGGTGAGTCCGAGCAGGAATGCGCCTGGCAGCACGGCAGCCCATTGCAGCGGACCAGGGAAATCTGGGCGCAACACCAGCGCCAGGCCGGCGAGGACGACCAGCGTCAGCAACGAAAACGCGATGATCGAGGTGATGAACTTCATCGTGCTCATGCGGAAACCGTAGACCAGATCGCCAGCCGAGCGATGAGCAGTCGGCAAACGACCGCGCCGAATGAACGCGGTGCCGTACGATCCTGCCCATGCACAGGGGGGACGACGCGTCCGCCGATCCGACTGAGGCCGCCGCAGAGCTGACCGAGTTGGCCGGCGTCGCCGAGTCGGACACGCAGGCGGCGTACGCGTGGTCACTCGACGACGGCATAGAAGACGACGAGCCGACTCGACGGTGGCCGTTCGCGGTGACCGCAGTTGCCGTCGGGGCAAGCCTGGCGCTCGCATCGGTCGCCGGGGTGCTCGCCTACCGGCACCTCATCGACGATCCGACGCCGACGGTTGTGGTGACCGCACAGCCGACGACCGCGACGACAGCCAGCAGCACGCCGGTAGCCGCGCCACCACCTCCACCGCCGCCCCCACCGGTCACCGTGACAACGGTGGTGGTGGAGTCGCATATGCCACCGCAGGCCGCGCCGGTATCGGTCGATGAGCAATTCCTGCAAAACATGCGGGCTCGCGGCTGGTACATATCGAATCCCGCACTGATGGTGCAACGCGCCCACGAGGTCTGCGCGACCCTAAATCAGGGCATCTCGAGTTCTAGCGTGGTGGCGCGGATGCTGGCTCTATCGGGCGCTGTGCCGCCGTACCAAGAGCACGACATCTCCCAGGCGCAAACGTTCGTATCTACCGCGATGGCGACGTACCCGAACTGCCCCTGAAACACACGAAACCGCCCCCCGCTGGAGAGAATGCGGGGGGCGGCGCGTTGAGCCTATCGCGGTTCCGGCAGGGCAAATTACACAGATAGTCGGCGCGCATGCCGTCGATCGCCGCCATGATGATCGCGCAAGTAAACCAGTTCCAACTTCACCCTTCCGGAGGGTTGCACTACACCCTTGTTTAGGGTAAAGTCATGTGTGTCAGCGGGACAGACCCGCAGGCAGAAAGGAGGAAATGACAGAAGCCCGATGGGCGCTCCTGGTCTCGGTACTCACCCTGGTGGTCAACACCATCGCGGTAGTCCAGAACCGGAAGCCCCGCCCAGGGAAGCGGCGCAAACGCCGAGGCCGTCACCGGAAACGGTGACCGAGAAGCCCGGGCGCGGGAGGCGCGCCCGGGTCCCTCGGAAAACACCATGATACCGACCACCAAAGGGAGAATCACCAGCATGGACCTGCTCAAACGCAACTACGACCTGGTCGCCACCGCCGGCACCGGCGCAGTGTTCCTCGCACTCGACACCACCGTTGGCATTCCATGGTGGCTGTGGGCCGCCTACGGCGCGCTCGTCATCGTCCAGCTCGGCAACCGCGTCGCCCGCGGATGGGCCCGGTGACCCGTCGTCCCCGGACCTACTTGAACCGCGCCCAGGTCGAGGAACACCTCGGCCTGGCGATCGGCTCGTTGTCGAAAATCAAACTCCCCGACCCGGACGTCATCGTCGGCCCTATCAACGACGACGGCACCCTGCCGCGCGGCACGGTGCGCGGCTGGACCGTGGAGACCATCGACAAATGGAACGCTGAGCGGCCCGGACGCGGCGCGCGAACCGACCTTCGCGACTAGTGGCCACCATGTGGGACAAACTGACAAAACCAGGCGGGTTCAGCCGAACATCTGGACGAATGACAACTACTCAGCAGGGGGATATCGTTGCGCTATGAGCAAGACGACAACGCGGGCAGCAGTAGAGCGGGCGAACCGCCGCGGGGTCGAGACGATGAGCATGACTCCTCGGCCGCTACTGACACATCAGCGGATGGCCCAGAGCAACGCGCGGACGATCGTAAGGTCAGCGCTGAAGACAGTGCGCTCAGCGCGGCGCGCGACAAGGTAGATGCCGTTGACGAGGCTATAGAAGCCGAATTCGTCGACGATCCCACCAGTAATCGATCCGACCTCCGCTCGGTGGTCGCGCAGTGGTCTGGCGAGCTTCCGCACCCCGCAGACGCCGAAAGATACGAAGCGATCTCACCGGGAACGCTTGACCGGCTCATTAGGCTCAAAGAGCGCCAAATGGGGGCCGTGGAACACGAGCTCCGGATTGACGAGCGGCGCGAAGAGACCATCAGAAGCGCCGTCGACGCCGAGGCGGATGTCAAGAGATCACTCGCGGCCGCCGACCGAGACGCACTGCAGCGCGGGCAATACCTCTCGTGGTCCATCAGTCTGGCTGCCATGATCGCAGTCATGGTCGGCCTGTCACTCGGATATCCGCAAGCGCTCTGGGCTATCGGTGTGCCCATCGTCCAGGCGGGCGCCTCGCTGGTGCGAACCGTGACGCAAAGTCGCTCGAATGGAGATCGCCGCAACGGCAACGGCAAGGAGTCGCCAGCCGGCGACTGACCCTCACAGCAAAAGCCGCCCCCAGCCATTGTCAGCTGAGGGCGGCTTTTGTCAGTGCCAGTCGCGCCTGATCTATTCGCAGCAGCCACCCCGCTTGTCACCGGCGATGCGCTCCTTGCGTTCGGTGCGAATCTCCTCGCGCATTCCGCCGATGTCGCGTTCGACGCGCCTGAACCCGTCCGTGACCAGGTCGCGCAGCTCGTCGAAGTCCGCGCGCAGGTTGGTGTCGTGGGTGTTGACGACCTGTTCGTGGATCTCGTCGGTCTTGGCGTCGATCCTGCGGGCCCGTTCGCGGCCTTTGCGTTGACCGCGAACGGTCACCCACAACGCGGCGATGGCGGGCAGCGATGCGGGGAGGCCAATGATGACCAGGCCGAGCAGGTCGGTCGCATCGTCTGGGTTGTAGACTTCGGCGGCTGCGTTGATCGCCGAGCGGAGGACGTCGATCATCCGAGCCGAAGGTTGTCAATGGCCTGCTGGGCCAGCGGCCCGACGACGGGGACTGAGCCGACGGCAGCGCCGAGCGCCTCGGAGGCTGCCTGTTTCACGCGCTCGACTTCGGCGGTCGCGGCGGTGGCGGCCTGCACGGTCTGCTCGATCGCGGTGATGGCCGCGTCCGCCGGGGCGGCGACAACCAGTGTGCCGTCTTTACGCTGCTTGCCGAGGACCACACCTGCTGTGCCGGCCGCGCCGGCGCCGATCAGGCCGCCGAGGGCGGTGAGCAACGCGAGCAGCTGGTTGCCCTGGCCCTCGGTGATGAGGTTGAGCGCTACGAGGATCGCGATCAGTGGGGTGATGGCTGCGGAGATGAGATAGAACCATTGACGGAACGTGGTCATGATCATGCACCTTTCTGGTTGGCGAGGAACTGCTGAAGCGCCGCCGGGTTGGCGGCCTCGAGTTGGTTGAGGACGTCGCGGGCCTGATTGACTGGACCGGGCGCGGCGCCGTACTTGCCTTTGCCCGCGGCTGTGCGCACGACGCGGGCGATTGCGTCGGTGTCGCCGAGCAGCGCCTGGCGCTCGACGTAGCTTTCGTGGTCGCCATGCGCGTCGAGTGCGCGGATCATGTCGACGATCGGCACGTCGGGTTCGCCCGGCGTGGCGTAGATCGACAGCGACGGGACTCGCAGGTTGGACATCAGTAACTCCTCGATCGGATCAGCGGGGGTGACTTGGGAGACGAGTCGGGCGTAGAGCTGCTCGGCCTCGGCGAACCGCTCGTCATATCGGGTCGGGTAGGCCGACTGCTGGATCTGCTGGGCGTAAGAGCCGGGTGAGCGTGAAGTGTTGTTGTAGTCGAGCTTGCGCAGCCGGTCGTAGAACAGCACCGCCGAGCTGGCTGGGCTCATGCATGTCGCGGCGTCGCCCCACCACCAGGCACCGTTGCCCCACACCACTTGCTGTTGAAAAATGCCGACCGACTTGCCGTCGGTGCCGACCGCTTCGTGCGGGATGGCGAGGGATTCCGGCACTTTCGGGTTGGCGTAGATGGTGATGTTCGATTCGACCAGGGCGACGGCGAGCGCAATCTTGATACCCCGCGGGGTGATGCCCATCTCCTGGCCTTTGCCCATGATGGTCAGCGCGTGGCGGTCCTTGGTGCTCAGCTGCGGTGCTCCTGCCGGGGGCGGTGTTGTCGCTGGCGCGGCCGCGGCGTAGCAGTACCCCTTGGGCGGGATGAGGGTGGCGCACTGGTCGAAGCTCACCCAGTAGCCGTAGGGTCGGAATCCGCTGTCGGCGATCCACACCGCGCGGGCGGCCGGGTTGTCGTCGTAACCCATCGCAGCGACGTAGTGGTAGGTGGTGCCGCCCGAGTATGACGGCGACACACTGCCTTTGACGCCGCGCGGCTTGTTGCTTGGCGGCGCTACCCAGTTCATGACGACGCCGTATCCGGCGTTGATCGACGCGACGAGGTTGCGCCACAGGGTTTCTGTCTGCGCCTCGGTCGGCGGGTCGTTCTCGATGTACACCGAGATGTAGCGGGCGTCGGGGACGATCGCATCGAGTACCCGCTCGATGAGGCCGACGTAGTCGGTGCCGCGGGTCGTCGTGCCGATCTGACGCGCGAGGTCGGATTCGGCTTTGATGATGCCGCGCGAGTTCAGTACCACCTGGGTTGCGGCAGGCCCACACCAATAACCGGTTTCCTGCGGGACGATGCTGCGGTCGTACGGCAGCAGCTTTTCGGTCACGGGCTGTCCTTTCGGGCATAGAAAACCCCGCGCACCGGGTGGTGGCGGGGTCGGTGGATCGGTGGGGTCAGAAGTCGGGTCGGTCGTCGAGGATCTTCTCGATGAGCGCCACGCTGCCGGTGGCGAACGCCCACGAGAGCACGCCGGTCAGCACCACACCGCAGAGCAGGCCCATACCGAGACCGACCCACGGGAACGGCTTCTCGATACCGAACGCGGTGTAGTTGTCGGGGTGGTCCATCACTCGCCTCGGTACTTGAACCGCGGGGTGATTTGCACCTGCGCTTCTTGGCTGCCGTCGTTGATCACCAGCGACACCGGCAGTTCCTCGGTGCGCAGAAGCGTTGAGCCGTTGTGAATTCCGTATCGGTCGATGGCCGTGCCGTTCGATACGGTGCCGCCTGGAATCGTGATTGTGACTGTCGAGCCGGTAACTTGAGCCTTGTCGATGCCGCCCTCGGTGATGTCGGCGGCTGCACCCCAGGTGGTGTCCGCTGATACGGTGCCGACGCGGGTCGAACCGGCGTAAAGCCCGATCCTATTGCCAAGCGCGGTGATCGCCTCGGCGCACGCGCGTCGATGGGCGGCCTGATATTCAGACATCGAATCTCCTGACATTGATTACTGGTGACAGCCGGTGCCGCACCATCTATTACGCGTCCATTTCCCAAGCCCACCAGTTGATTCGGGGCGCATGTGCCAGCATGACATTGCGCAACTGTGCACCTTCCTCGTCCTGCGAATCCAGGTAGATCGGGAGGGTGAACAGCGACACCTCCAGCCCATACGCGCCGTCGCCGACCAGGCCGAGCCGGAACTGTGCGCCATTCTCGTCCGCGGAATCACCCATGATCGCAAATGAATAGCCCTCGACCGAACCCGGCAGCGCGTCCACCTCTTCCGGAGACACCTCCGTCCAAGTCACCGGCTCGGTGTAGAGGATCGAGAATCGCACGCTCTCGGGATCGGGGTTCAATGCGGCATTCATCAGATACGCCTGCACGATGAGTGGTGGCGGCTCGTCGCCCGCCCCGCGCAACCCGTACTGGATATTCGGGTACCACGTATCGGCATCCCCGGGGTCCGCCAACTTCACCCCTTTGACGCTGAAGTGAAATGCGAACTCGTAGCCCTCGGCGTTTGTGGGGTTACTCAATTGGATGCCCCCTGTCGTTAACATCCTGCTTCACAACACTATTCGTGTCACTGGTAGCAGTAGAACCATGCTTGGCCGCGCGCGCCAGCACCACCCGCCTGGCCGGTGAACTCGGCGGCCGCACCGCCACCGCCGGGCGGATTGCCGGGATTGCCCGACGCACCAGCAGCCCGCTCAGCGCCACCGGTGTACGTCTGCCCACTCACCGTCTGAGTCAACGGGCTCACCGCACGACCGTTCGGATCGATAGCGTTCTGCCCACCAACGCCGCCCGTGGCCGTACCCGACCAACCATCGGTGGCCGCGGTCGTTGAACCACCGGTCTGCCCGCGGGCTGGGTTGAATCCGGCGGCGCTGCCAGCGCCACCCGCACCGACCACCCCGGTGATGATGCGCGCAGTCCACGGGATATGGACGCCGCGCTCCAGGGTGTAGACGGCCCAGTTGCCGCCCCAGCCGCCCTCGCCCCACGCGCCGATGGTGATCATGCCGCGCCCGCCACCGCCGCCGCCCAGCAGGATCACGTCGATGTAGCGGCACCAGACCGGGATCGTGAAGGTGTATGCCCCGGCCGTGGTGAATGTCGCCGCCAGCGGGGCGTGTGAGGCGAAACCTGCGGTAGCAGTGTCTGCGCCGGCGCCGCTGTCGGTGACCATCCCGATAGGAATCAGCAGGGCCGCGACATCAGCGCCGCATGCCCAGTCGCCGGTGACGAACAGGGGCACCACCGCGGTGCTATCCGCGCCCAGTCCGAGGTCCGAGCCGAACACACCGGGCGTTGCGAGGTCAGCACCGATACCGAGGTCGGTGCCAAACAGGCCGGCGGTAGCCAGATCAGAGCCGACACCTTGGTCGCCCAGCAGCAGGCCGGGGATCGACATGGCAGCGGCGTCGGTGCCGACACCGCGGTCCGCGGCCGGGATGTTCGGGAGCAGCAGCGCGGCATCAGCACCAACACCTTGGTCGCCGACGGTGAACCGGTACAGCGGGAACCACGCGGTCTGGTGCTGGCGTGGCTCAACAGCAGGTGGCGTGGGGAACCATGCGGTTCGGTGCTGCCGCTGCGGGACGGTCGGCGACGGTGACCAGGGCATCAGAGGACCGTGAACCCCGCTGCCACCAGCGCGTCATTGTGGCCGACATCTCCGTCGATCGCCCACAGGGGGGCCAGTGATGTGGCCAGGCCAGTTTCGTCGCATGCGAACGCTTCGACGCGGCCGGTGGCGGTGACGAAACTGACCCGGGTGACCGCGAGGTAACTCACTTGGTCACCGTCGGTGACTTTGTAGTGCAACGTGATCGGGCACCAGGTGCTCATGTCGGTGTCGAGCAATTCGGCGTAGGCCATACCTTCACTCCTCGTCGACGCGGTCAGTCATCGTCACCGCTTGCCAGTTTGTAGATCAGGAATAGGCATCCGTTGGCTGGAGTGCCGGGTTGGCCAGGGGCCACGTTGAATCCGATGGTGCCGATGTTGATTGCCGCACCGCCGCCACCTGACGCCCCGCCAGGGAACCCTCCGTTGCCTCCGGTGCCGCCGGTGATGGTGCCGGATTGGTTGCCGGCCCGGCCTCCACCACCGGCCCCACCTCCGCCTCCGGCTTTCCGCTCGCCGGTCATCGGCGCGGTGGCCCCTGCACCGCCGGTGCCGCCGTTGGCCGCCCCGGGCGCGCCGCCAGCTGCCAGTGCAGATCCCTCGCCGGCCTTTCCTGGTGACGAGGTGTATGTGGTGCTGTTCGCGCGGGACATGAACGCGCTGCCGCCGTCGCCGCCCCGGCCGGGTTTGGATGCTGAGGCCAGGAATCCGACGCCGTTGCTGATCGCGCCGATACCCGGCACCGACTGCGCCAGCGATCCGAACGAGGTGACCCCGCCGGTCGTGCCTGGTGTCGAGGCCGCGGGCCCGATCGTGCACGCCACCGTCTCAGGGATTGACGCCGGATCCAGTTGCACCGCGTTGTAGCCGCCGTCGATGCCGCCGAGGCCGCCATCGACAGTGCGAACCTCGTCGGTGCCCAACCGTGCCGTATCGCCGGTCTGGCCGCGACCACCACCGCCCACCGGAACAGCCCAGAACTCAAGACATTCAGCCGGGTCGAACGGCCTTGTCCAAGTTTGGTTGCTGACGATGGTCTCCACGATGTAGCCGCCGTACACCGCTTTCTGGATGATCTCGATGGTCTGCCGGATGTCAGCCACCGTTCCGGTGCTGCCGCTGGCTGAACCGCGCCAACCCGCGAAGATGGCCTGCGAGATGTCGCTGATCGCCGAATTGATGTTTCCCGAGAGCGACGACAGTGCACCGGTCAGTCCTTCAACCATGGACAATGAGATATTGCCCAGGACCGCAGCAGGATTCGTCAACAAGTTGTGCGCCAGTGATTGCAGGTTGGCGAGCGCTTCGGCGGCGTCGTTGAACCCGTCCTCGGCGCGATCGCGGATCCACTCGATCTCGTCGGACAGGTCGAAGATGTCATCGAGCAAGTTGCCTGACGGGTTGATACCCAACGCCGACAACGCTGATTCCACCCACGTGCGAACGAAATTCAGCAGCGACGCCAGGTCTTCGGGCAGGTCTTTGGTGAATGCCTGCGGGATCTTCTGTGTCGCCTCCAGATACACGTTGTCGAACTTGGCCACACCGCTGGTCGCGTCTTCGGATGTCCCCCAGCCGATCGCGACGTGGGTGACGTCAGCGGGCACCACGTAGGTTTCCCAGGCGTTGAGCGGGCCCCACGGCTCGGTGCCCGAAGGCGACTCGTCCGAGGCCATCCACACCACCGGCTGAGGCGAGGACACACCCTTGTAGGGCATCAGCTCGACGCGCACCGCGTTCGACCCGGCGGCGGCCACCAGGGATTCGTACTTCACATCTGCGCCGGCCTTGAGCGTCCAGTCCTTGCCCACCTTCAGCGGTTCGGTCCACCGCATCTTGTAGGTGCCGTCGCACTCCACCCGCGCGCATCCCAGCGGTGTCGATCCGGGCGCGCCGTCGGTGGCGTCGTGGGTGATGCCGTCACCCTCGACGATCGTGATCGGATCGTCGAAACCGCCCTCGTACAGCAAGGTTTGGATTTCGTCGGTGAGGAACCCGATCGACAGGGGCCCGAGCAGTGCCGGGACGATTTGCGACACGATGTTCAGGAACGGTTGCACGATCGTGCGCACGAACTCCCGGGCCGCGTCCTGCGGATCGAAGTCGGGCGCCGTGAAGTCGATGCTGCCGAAGAACTGCCGCGCCCCGGCGATAAACGCGACGACGAACGGCAGATCGATGCCCTTGCCGTCGTCGAGCGACGCGATGAGCGCATCCCATGACGTCAGGTCGATGCCTGCGTCGTTGCGGATCTGGTCGATGAGTTCGCCGCCGAGTCCCTCTGCCCAGTCGCGCAGCTGGTCGAACGCCTTGCCCGGTTTGAGCAATCCCCGCAGCGCGAGCACCGCCTGCTGCAGGATCAGCTCAATGATCTGCTGGCGGAACGAGTCGATGCGTTCCTGCGTCCACTCGGTCGGCGTGATGCCGCCCTTGAACCCGCTACCTGGCCACGACGTTGGGGGCGTGGTCAGGCCGGGGATTGCTGGCAGATCGGGCATTTAGACCGCGACCGCCATCACGCCCGCCCGCGCGCCATCGGGAGCGCCTGCGGTAGACCAGTTGTTGGACGACGAGGCTTTCTGCTCGGCGCGGTAGTAGACCGTGGCGCCCTGGCCCGCGGGCACAATGCCGTAGTTGGCGTTGCCGCCCGCATCGGTGGCCGGGGGCCCGCCCGCCATCACCAGCGGCGGGGGCGCGGCGCCGGCCTGCCCGAACGCGCGGCCGATCTCGATGCCGCCGTTGTCGGGGTCGCCGAGGTAGGCCACGAGATCCACGCGCGTGTCAGCCGATCCGGTCACGACGAGACTGGCGGTCGGCAGAATTTTGCGCGGGAACGGTCTGGGTTCCAGGGTGATGGCGCACAGTAGGCGGACCGCGGTGTTGGACCACGGGGTCGCCGAGATCGCCGACGGGCCGCGAATATCGCCGCGCTTCTGCGGGATGAACCGGACACCGGGCGTACCGGTGCCCGGGTAGGCATAGGACAGCACGTAGCCATCGGCGCCGGTGTCGCCCTCGGCGAGCTCGGCGCTGTTCTCCAGGTCGTCGGCGTCGAGGAACTTGAACGCCGCCGCGTCACCCTTAGCGCCCTTCTGAATGTAGACGTCGTAGTGGTAGTGCGCGGGCTCGCCCGGTCCGCCCGGGTCGACGACCGTGCGCTCGGGGTTCGGATCGGGTAGCGGATCGTCGGGCCCGATCTGGTGAACCTTCACCGTGATGTTCGGCGGTAGGCCGCCCTCGCCCTGGATCGCCAGCGGGAACGAGGCGACACCGCCAGCCGGGGTGATGATGATCGTGCCGACGCCCGAGGACACGCTGAACCCGTACGGGAACGTCACGGTGCACTCGGTGAAGCTGATCGTGCCCTTTTCCTCGTCGACGATGATTGCCATGAGTCACCTTGTCTTTCAGTGGTTATGACGCCATCAGGGCGATGTTGATGCCTGCCTGGAGATCGCCGAATCGGCGCTGGATCTTGGCGGCCGGGGCCTCTTCTGCCCTGCCGTCGCCGACCTGGAACTCGATGCGCGTTACCTCGCCGCGGGTTTCGATCAGCGTGGCGTTCTCGATGAAGTCGGTTACGACGCGGCCACGGCGAATGAACGTCGCCAAGGCGCCCGGGAACGTGTCGCGCCCCAGCTCATACGGGAAGCAGTTATCAACGACCAACTGCCCCGACACGTAGCCGCGAGTGTCATACTGCGCCGACTTCTGCTGGAAGAACGCCTCCAGGGTGTAGCTGCCCGAACCGGTCGGGATGAACACCTCAGGCAGGCCGAACGGTCCGAGCTTGAGCCGGCGATCAAAGTTGTCGGTCTGCTGGAATGCGAACGCGATGTCGTGAAACGCGCCGTCGAGAATCGTTCCGGGAACGCCGGTTACGCCCAGCACGATGGTGACCATGTCGATCAGCCAGGCGAGAGTAGCGTCTACAGTCGCGTTCAGCCAGGCGGGTGATTTGCCCCCAGTGATCGTGCGCCATGCGATCGGGTGATGGTGCGACACAACGCCCCTCACACCCGAGCGTGGATGGTCGGCGTTGAACACACACCAGGGCTTGACCGCGTGCACACCGAGCGCGGGCGCGATGTTCACACCGTCGGGTGCGTAGGCCGCCTCGTTGTTCGGATCCAGGAACGGTTTGAGAACCTCACCGAACATCGACCCGAGCAGGTCGACGGCGGTCCGCTGTAGACCGTCGAACGCGGTACCCGAGATTCCGGTGACCTGCATGCGGTCCTTGACGTCGACGACGATCGTCGGGACGCGCAGCAGGTTGAGCGCCTCGGCGAACGGATCCGGCTGCGGCATACCGGGTTCCCACAGGTAAACCTCGATGGTCAGGCCGTTGTCTTCGCAGGTCTTGGTCACCAGCTGCAGCAGCTCATCCATGCGCCAGTTGAGCGAGATGAACGGCGAGGTGTCATTCCAGCCGGCGCTCGGCACGATGTAGACCGGCGTGGTCGCCATCTGCACGACGTCGCGCAGCTCCAGCTCCTCGCCGGGGTTCTGCATCAGCAGCGTGCCGAAGTAGGTGCGCCAGTCCAGGTTCAGCGAGAGCAGGTTGTTCACCATCTCCCACAGCCCGAGCTGGATCCGCAGGAACGTCGACCCGAACAGGTACTTGATCACCGAGATCGCGTTGCCGAACGCCACACCGCGCGTCGGTGGGCCCTGCCACTGCAACGGCATGAACCACCACGGGAACGCGACCGCGCGCGTCAGCCACACCTTGTCGTGCACCAGCTCGCACTCGACGGTGTCCGGCTCGTTGGGATCGCCGAACTTGTCGTGTGCGACGTCGACGCGACCAGACCAGCGCAGCGGTCCCGCGTCGATGACGACCGGCACAACGGTCTCGTGGCACTTCAGCACGTCGTCGGCCAGGGGGTCGTCGCCGTCGAGCACCAGCTTTCCGGTCGGCACCGGCAGCCGCGGCCACGACACCTGCAGGCTGTTGCGGTTCGATGCCTCGCCCGCGAGCTTGTAGGTGTTGGTGCGGATCGTGCACACCACCTCACCCGGTGGCGCCGAGTCAACCTCGGCGACCTCGCGGGCCGCGTCCATCCGCTCGTACGGGTTGTGCGAGAGCAGCTTCCGCTGAATCTCGGCGAGATCGAGGTAGTCGCCGAGATTGTCAACGCGAGGCACTAGTCGTGCACCGCCTCCGGCCAGCGCCGCATCGGGGTGACCGACGCGGTGACCTTCGTGTTCGCGTTGCCGTCACGAACCCGGGTCGCGATACGCGAGGTCTGTGCGTCACGCGGCTGCCGCACCCCGGGAATCGGGCGGGTGAACCGGCCGTCGAGCAGCGAATACAGCACGCCCTGCGGCGGTTTGATGCCGAACACGCTCTCGAACCACTGCAACGCCGGGGGCACCTGCCCCATGCTCAGCAGCTTCACGATAGTGTCGACGAGCTTCTGACCGTCATCGAGGCGCTGCCCCACCTGGCCCTGCGTGAGGTCGACGACCGCTCGGCGCCGCGGGTGCGTCGAGATCAGCACGCGCTGGCCGTCCTCCAGGGGCCCGAACTTGATCATGTCCGTCGACCCGGGGCCGTTGGCGATCTCCAGCAGGCCCGGGCCCTCGAAAATGATCTGCGGCCAGCCATCGCGCTCACCAATGTTGGTCAGCTGCAGGAATCCCTCTTGGGTCTCGGTGGCGTTGTCACCGGCGGCGACCTTGCGCACCGACGCCGGGGTTGCCTGAGTGATCAGCGCGGCGCCCGCGCGCCCGCCGAACCCGATACCGCGGTGATCGGGCCCGAGCGCCGATCCGGTGCCCTGCTCGGTGACCGTCAGCACCGGCACGCCGGCCGAGCGGTCGTTGAGCGCCCGCAGCAGCCGGAACTTGCGAGGATTGCCCTGGTAGCCACAGATCAGGCGGAACTTCTCGCCAATGAACGGCGGCGGAAAGATCGGCACCGGCAACCCGATGCGGGTCTTTGCGAAGTCGTTGAACCGGTGCAGCACCGCGCTCGTCGGGCCGACGCTGGCCCGGATACCGTCACCGCCCCAGGTGCCGTCCGCGTTGCGGTTGAGCCGCCCCCACGCGTGGTTTTCGGCGCCGTCGGGAAACGTGATCTCCTGGAACGAGCCGATGACGAAATCGATCACCTGGTTGTCGGTCTCGGTCTCGAAATCCTTGTACGGCCCGCACAGCACGCTCACGCCCTCGGTGGTGACCGGATCGTCGGGATCGTCGCGCCACACCGCGCGGTCGCCGTTGGCGTACCAGTAGCCGCCGCCGTCGCCGTCGTAGCGGTACTGCGGCCATTTCTCGCCGAGGTCCTGGCTGCTGCTGGTGTCGTATTTGAACGTGTCCAGCATCGAGGTGTAGGAGAACGACCACTCGCACGTGGAGTCGACCGACTGCCAAAACGCCAGATCGTTCATCCACACCGTTGACAGCACTTGCTTTTTCGCGCGCCGCGGCGACTGCTGAATCCGGTCGACCCAGCGTTTCTCGAGTCGCACGTCGCACCACCACAGGCCGGCCTCGAACGTGAACCACTCCAGGCGGCACAGCTGCTCGGGGTCGTTGACCGCGATCCACTCCGACACGACGCGCGACAGCGCATCGGGCGTGGTCGCCGAGGCGAGGAAAATCGCGTCGATCTGCATCGGGTCGTAGACGGTGTCGCGGGTCTGGCCGCCGTCTTGCCGAGCACCCTGTGCGCGAAGGTTCCTGAACTCCGGTGTGGGTGTGGTCATCTCGACGAGGTTGACGCCGTCCTGGTGCCGTGGCCACGCCGCCAGCCCGCCCGACAGGTAGAACGTCACCTTGCGGTCGGCGGTGGTGAGCATGATGAGCGGATCGGTTCGCTCCAGCATCAGCTCTTGGCCGAGCAGGGTCGCGGGCCCCGGCGGGAACGTCTGCTTATCCTGTGTCATCGGCCCCTGAATCCTTGGCTGATTTCTGCCGACTTGAACTGGTTGGCAACCGAATTCGCCACCGAATCCGGTGTCTGGTTCGGCGCCTGGTTGACCTGGTCGATGTGGACCAGCGGACCGCCGCTCTGACCGGGCGCGGGCTGGCCGGGACCACCTTGGCCGGTCTGCTGCTGCGCCTGCTGCTGCGCCTGCCCCGCTGCGTTCGGCAGCGCCGGACGCGCCCCGGCGATGCCCGCGAGCACGCGACCGGGCAGTGTCTTGAGCGGATCGGCGTTCGGGTTGCTGCCGCCGAAGCTCAACGTTTCGAGCACGCCACTGGCCGCGATGCCGCCGAGCTGGCCGAGGAACCCGATCGTGCGGTTGGCCAACTGGATACTGGTCTGTGCGGCCTGGCCCGCCCCGGGTGCGAGCATGTCGAGGCCCGCCGCGCCCGCCGACAACGCGGCACCGGTGAGCCCACCAGCAGCGCCGCTGAACCCGCCACCCTGAGCCCCAGGCGGGCCCGCGGGCGACTGGCCCGCAATGACCGAGTTCGCGGCGAACGGGGCCGCCTGCGGGGCACCAACGCCCGTGAACGGCAGCGCGCCGCCGCCACCGAATCCGGGCAACCCAAGCCCCGGCCCCGGCGCATTCGGGGTAGTCAGACCAGGATTGGTGTTCGCAGGCGAATAGAGCACGCTGTCAGGAATGACCGCCGCCGGTGCCGCCGGTGCCGCCGCGCTTGCCGTCGCGACGGGAGACGTCGGAGTGGGGCCGACGGGCAGGTAGTAGTGCTTCTCAAACTGTGGGTCCAGCGCTCCAGCAGCATTGCCGCCGTACTGCGCGCCGCCACCGGTGGCGCCACCACCCTCGAAGTTCACGCCGTTGGGCAGCGTGGCTGCCATATGCCCGCTCTGCCCCGGGTAGGGATTCACGCCGACGTTGAGCGCTCCGGGCATAAATCCAGGGCGGAAGCCGAGCTTGGCCGCCTCGGCGTCGCTGGCGAAATTGGTCGTGGTGAACAGGCGCCCTGGGTTCGGCCTGCCATCTCGCAGCGTCTCAACGAGATCCGAGACCGAACCCGAGCAGTCGGCGAGACCATTGACCAGATCCGACGCCGGGGCGTACTTCACCTTGCCGCTCGACCACTGAGCGAGGCTCATCATCGCGGCGAGGTTGCTGTTCGCGCCCATGCTGCCGCCGAAAGCGGCCGGACCCATAGCCGACGGGCTGTAGCCGCCGTAGCTCGACGTGCCGAACCCGAGCGGCGACTTGCCCGCCGCGATGTTCTGCGCACCGAACTGACCGAACAGCCCGTAACCGCCCTGGATCGGGCTTGCGTTGCTGATCGCATTGAGCTGCGCCAGCACCGGCGCCGCCGCGAGGTTCCCGACGGTCTTGATCAGGTTCTCAACGAACCCTGACAGACCATCGCCGAGCCCGAAATCGTCGTCGAGCGCGGCGCCGAGCGCATCCATGCCCGTCGTGAATTCCTTTGCGGCGCCTTCCATCTTTTTCCAGGTGCCCTGCTGCGCCTCTGCCAGCCGCATCTCGGCGGACTGCAGCGAGCGGCCCTGCGAGATCAGCGCGGCCTTGGCGTTGTACTTGTCCTGCTCGGTCGCATCGGCGTCGGCCATGACCTCCAGGTAGCGGTAGCGCGCATTCTGCAAGCTCGTCTGCGCGTTGATCCGGCTCGTCTCGGCGTCGAACACGCGTTGCGGGTCGACCTCGTAGTAGCCCGGGCCTGTCGACACCTGTCCGCTGACGACCGCGCCAGGCGCCATGCCGGTCTGCGGAGCCCCCGTGAATACGTCCTCCTCGCCGGGGAAGCTGCCGAACGGCACCGAGTCGAGTGACCACTGCGACGGGTCGAACGTGCGCTTCGCATCGCCGGATCCGGCTTTCTTGTCGTCGGCGACCTGCTTGGCGGCGTCGTCGTACGACATGCCCGGACCGCGGTCAGGCGCGTCGGGCGACGGCGGACCGAGGGGGATCGTCGGCTGCGCGGGAACCGGTGCTGTGATGCGTGGATCCACCAGCCCTGGTCCGGTCAGCCCAGGGGTGAGGAACGGGGGTAGCGCGCTATCCGAGGGCACCTGCACGCCGTCGCCGTTGAGGCCCGGGCCCTGCACGGGCGGCCCGTAGATGCCGCTGTCGCCGAGGCCCTGCCCCGGTGCTGGCGGTGGCGCCGGTGGTGGCTGATCAAAAGGCGCGTTGAGGAACTCGGGCAGGGTCTGGCTGAAGAATTTGCCGATGGCCGAATCGGCCAGCCATTCCTTGAACTTGCGGAACGTCTCGTCGATGTTGCGGCCGAGGTTCGTCCACTCGTTCTGGTGCCGCTGCAGCGCGCTCGACGCCTCATCGGTGGCACCGGCGACCTGGCCGAGTTCCGATGCGGCCGACGGTAAATCGAGGTTGTGGATCGCGTCGCCGACGTCTTCCCACTTCGTTTTGAACAGGTCGAGGCCGATGCGTTCCTGCTCCATCGGATCCTTGACCGAGGCGAGTGCCTCCAGCACCGCGCCGAACGCCGCCTTGGCCGCGGGACCGCCTTGGGCGAACTTGGTGGCGAGGTCATCGGCGTCGAACCCGAGTGCGGTCAGAGCTGTCTTGGTGGTGTCCGACGAGTCGACCACCGAGATTGCGAACTCTTTGAGCGCGTCGGCTGCGACGTCGACGTTACGGGCACCGCCCTCCCACAGCTGATTGATCAGCCCGAGGGCCTCCTGTCCCGTGATGCCAAGGTCACGGAACTTGGTGCCGTACTCCTCCAGTGTGTCGAGCAGGTCGTCTGAGACGTTGAGGCCCTTCTGGGTGGCCGCGACTATCAGGTCGAACCCGTCCTCGTAGCTGCCGACCAGGCCGGTCTTGACGAAGTTGCGCACACCGCGGGCGATCTGGGCTGGATCCTCTTCTATCACCGCCGAGACGGCCTGCAGCTGCTCGACGAGCTGCTGAGCCACAGCCTCGGTGGCATCCCTGGGGATCAGGCCACCTTGGATGCCGGTCTGCAATGCCTTGAGGTTGCCCTCGAACGACTCGCCCCAGCCACGCGCGTACGCCGCGCCTGCGGCGTCACCGAACCGGCCCATCTCTTGCGGGTCGATACCGACGCGGGTTGCGAAAAGGTCCTGCGTCTGCAGGGTTTCCAGACCTTGCGCGATGCCGTCGGCGAGCTTGCGACCGCCAACCACACCAAGGGTGCCGACGCCGGCCAGCGCAAGACCGATCGGGCCCGCGGCGGATCCGAGCCGCAGCAACGCCGACGATGACGCGAACCCGCCGACGAACTCGCCCGCCATGTCGCGTCCGGACGCGCCCGCGCCCGCGATGGCGCCGCGGACTCCCTGCGTGTATTCCGAATACGCGTCGGCGGCCTGGCGAATGGCCCTCTCTTCGTCGCGACGCGCCTTGGCTGCCCGTTCCGACTGCTGAATGATCTTGGCTCGCGGGGCATCACCGCGCGCGAGTAGGTCGTCCAGCTTGGCCTGCTCGGATGCCAGCCGGCCCGTCGCGTCGCGCGCGGCGTCCATCGCCTTCTCGACCTTCGCCGAGTTCGTCCGAGCGCCCGACGCGAACGCCGACATGAAGTCGCCGCCAATATCCTGCCCGATCCGATCAAACTGGCGCTGGATGTCGTTGGCAGTCCTGCGGAGTGAGGCGTCGTCGAGCTCGGTCGCGACAGTCATCTGCACCATGCGTCGATCACCTCATTCCTTGGACGGTTTGCGTTTCTCGTCGACGGTCAGTTCGAGCGGCCCGGAATCCACTGCGCCCGTGAGCAGCCCATCGGTGCGGGCGCGCATCTTGTCCAGTGCCTCTTTGTCGGCCTTGGCGCGCAGGCGCTTGAGATCGCCCAGCAGTGCGGATTTGAACCAGGAATCGGGCGGCAGGCCCTCGAGAAGAACGATGAGCTCGCGGCTGCTCATCTGCCCCTGATGCCACTCGCGGATATGGCGGCCGGGATACGCCGAGGGCAGCGCGGTTTCAATCTCCCTCGGGTAGAGCTTGATCAGCTCGATGGCGTGGTCAACTTTTGGGATCGGCGGCCGAGCGGCTCTTGCCCTCCTGTGCCATGCGCTGCCAGATCAGGTTGATCAGCCGGGAATTGCCCTTTCCTGACTTGAACCGCTGGTACCCCTCTTCGCCCCATAGCGCGATCGCACACTGGGCGTGGTACCCGGGCGTCATGAGCTCGACTTTGCCGTCCTCGTTGGTCTTCTGGTACGGCTCGATGAGCTGGCCGCGCACGGTGCGGGCGGGGATGAAGCTCTCTGTGTCCTCGACGCGGACCTCGCCGCCGACGATCTCGCCCTCGGCGCTGATGCGGATCTCTTCGCCGTTGACGTAGGTCGTCTTGCTGCGCAGCTTGTGGGCGGGGATCTCGATATCGGGCAGCCGGTCGCACTGCTGAATCCGAAGCTGCAGCGCGTTCCAGCGTTCCTGCTGGTCGTCGTCGAGCAGTGCCGGGTTGGGCACCTCGAACTTTTCGACAGTGCCGTCGGGCAGCGTGACGGTGATGTACTCCGAGGCGATGAACCCAAAGAAGTCGGCGGCCTGCGCCTTGGCGGACTCGACGTCGGCCTCGCGCGGCGCCTGGATCTCGTCGGTGTGGTCGGTCATTGGTGCGGTCCTTTTCCGTGGTGGTGTGATCTGAATGGCGGTGCGGTCGGTGGGGTGTGGCTCGCTGGGGCGCCCGACCACACCATTGGAAGGCGCCCCAGCGAGGGTCTGCGGTTACGAGCCGAGTGCGGTGATGACGTTCGACGGCGCCGAGATGGCCACGCCGCCAGCGGTGTTCTCGGCCGCGACCTGGAACGAGTACTGCTCGTCCTCGTCCAGGCCCGAGCCGTTGAGGGTCACCTGCCCGTCGACCACCGACGGCGAACCCGACAGGGTGAGCGGCGAAACCACGCCGATGTCCTCGAGGGTCTTGGTCGCGGTGTAGGTGAACGGCGACGCCGGCCCGGTCGGCGCGGGGAACTTCAGCTGCACCGCGCCGCCCGCCTGCGCGGTGGCCACCGGGGCGGCCGAGAACACCGGTGCGCCCGGGTTGTTCTCCCAACCGCGGCCGGCGCGGAACCGGGCGTGCGAGTAACCCGAGTGCGGGTCGATCGACACGCCCCATGTGAGCACTGTGGAGATGAGCTCCTCGGGCGACCACTGGCGGTCGTCGATGTTCTCGAACGAGATCGCCGGGAACACGTCGACGAACACGTTGTCACCCTTGTCGACGCCGACCGCGAGGATCTGGCGCAGGCGCCCCTCCATCTCACGCGGCTTCTTACGCGCGTAGTTCGGGATGCCCTGCGCCGGGGTGGATGCCAGCGGCAGGTCGAACTCGAGCGTGTCGGTCAGTGGCGACTGCTCGGCGAGACCGAACTGGATCGTGCCCTCTTCGGAGGTGATGTCCGAGCGCACGACCGAGCGGGTCTGCCAGATGTGGTCCTTCTGCACGTTGATGTCGTTGGCGAACGACGGGCCGTCGGAGGTACCAGCGCCGAGGTCGTACCAGGTGCCACCGAGTTCCTTCTTGAGGTCGGTGCGGAACTTGCCGTCGGCGGCCAGTGGGGTGAACCCGGACTGCCACACACCGTTTACCTCGACGAACGCGAGCGAGGTGTTCACGCCGTCGTGGTCACGGATCAGCAGCGACCCGTAGAGGGCCTTGCGGAGGTTTCCGGTGTTGTAGCCGAAGAGGTTCGACCACACATCGCCGGCAGCGGGCTGCGTCATAGCGACGCTCCTTTCGGATGGTGAGGGACCGGAACGCAATCCGGCTGAGGTGTACTGGTGCGATCCCGCAGCCATCGGGGCTGCGGCCAGAATCAGGACGCGACGGTGACGAGTCGCAGATGAACCGAGTAGCGAGCGATGAACCGCTCGACGTTGGTGTTGTTGTAGGGGTCATGGCGCGGCGACTCGGTGCACCGAACCAAGTCGGCTGTGGCGAGACCCCAGTCGGGCACGTCGACCTCGGTCCAAGGATGGTCACGCAGGTAGAGCATGCGGCGCTTGACTTTTCGTGCGTAGTCTTCGCACGCGGTGTACGCCGACTTTCCGTCGACCGCCTTGGCGAGGTGGTCAAACTGGTAGAACCCGTACTGGGTGTGCTCGTTCTCCCAGCCGTCGAACTTCTGAATCAGCGTGAACGGGAACGGATCACCGGTCTCACGCTTGGCGCCGACACCGCCGCCGACCGGCAGCAGCCAGGCGCGCAGGAACCGAATGTCGGGCGGCGCCTCGCGGTCGAGCAGCTCGATCACAATTTGTCTCCGTACCTCGCCTTGGCCTTGCCGAACGGGGCGTACGCCTTGGTTGGGGTGTCGGGCCCGAACGTCGAGTTCGTGCCTGGCGGATCGGCCATGGTGCCGTTTTCGAGCATGTGAAACTTCGGGTCATCGGAGTAAATCGTGCGGGCCGGCAATCCGTTGCGCGGTTTCCTGACCTTGCGGATCTTGACTGAGGCGACCGCGTCACCTTCGTCGATCGGGGTGTTCGACTGGATGAAGCCCTTGATCTCGGTGGCGAGTTCCTCGTTGGCGGTGTCGAGCTGCACGTCCTGTTTGATCTTGGCGCGCAACTCTTTTTCGATCTCGCGCGCCGAGGACACCCGGCCGCGGCGGCGCGCCATCAGTCCTCGTCGTCGTCGACCGAGTCGTCGAGATCCGGCAGCGGATCCACGACCCCCTCGGGATCGAGCTGCACACCGGGCTCGGCGTCGTCGGGGCGCGATGCGATCTCGCCCTGGACCTCGACGCCGTCGACGGTGACGGTCACGTGCGGCAGCACCTTGCCGGTGTCGAGCAGCAGAGCAGCCTCGTCGTCGGTCAGCTCGATGGTTTGGCCGATCTGGGCTCGCGTGTAGTGCACGGCTGCGCCGTCGCGGATCACGACGACCTCATCGGTGATGGTGTAGCTCATGGGATTTCGTCTCCTAGATCAGTTTCCACTCGCCGACGCACCACACCTGGACCTCAACGCCGTCGACGTCGCGCTCGATGACCCGGGGGCCGCGCAGCTCGAACGTGCGACCGTCGAAGTCGATCGCGTCCTTGGTAGTGATCGCGCGGGTGTCGTCATCGACCGGCAGGAAAAACCACATGATCTCGCTGTCGACCGTGATCTGCGTTTCGGTCTCGGCCGGTCGCTGCGACTCGGCGTGACAGCCGGTCTTCGGAATCAGCGAATCATCCTGCGGCACACTGACGCCGTTGCCGTCCTTGATCGGATCGTTTCGGCGGCGGATCGTCAGCGACATGCCGCCCGGTTCGTCGTAGAACAGCATCAGTAGTCGTTTTTCGGGAAGTGCCCGCGCGGTGCCGCCATGGAGCCCAGACCGAGCATGCGGCGGTGTCGAGGTGTGATGAACATGTCGACCACGCCACGGTCGATCGTCACCTGGCGCGAGCTGTGGCTCGTCGTCTTGGTGACCGACGAGTACGGGCCGAGGTCGCCGGCGAGCAGCGCGTCGCGGGTGACCTCGAACACGACGACTTGCGCGGCCGGATCGTTGTCCGGCAGCCCGGGCTTGTGCTCGCGGATCCAGTCCGAGGCGACTGTCAGCAGGGCCTTCGCCAGCTCGTCATTGGCCCAGGCGGGCCGCTTGGCCCAGCTGGCGAAGGTCCCTGCGTCCAGAAAATCAGCCACGGTGCTACCCGTAGAGCTCGATCAGCTCGGTCTTGTTGAGCGCCTCGGCCTCAACGGGATCGGCGCCTTTGGTGACGGCGTACTTCACCCAGTCGGCTTTCGGTGCTGCCCGCAGCGGCATGCCGCCGTCGGTGCGTTCCGGTTCGGGCTCGGCGTCCGGCTCGTCGTCGGCGTCGACGTCCTCCGCGGGCTGGTCGAGCTCGTCGTCGTCGACGACCTCGGGCTCGGGTGCGGCGCCGAGCTTTTCGACCATCCCGAGTTCGAGCAGGTGCTTCGCCTGATCAGCGGGCAGCCACTCGATAATCTCCCCGTAGTAGCGGTGATGAACCCGCCCGCCCTGGTCGCGTGCGCAGACCAGGACGGCGGTGACGCGGTATCTCATCAGGCGTTCACCCCGTTGATCCACCAGCCTGCGCCGGGTTCGAGAACCACGGGAACCGTGATGCGGCGGCAGCGGATCCGCCAACCGTCGGTCTCGTCCTCACGCATGGTCTTGACCTGCAGACCATCCTCGGCCGAGACGTAGCCGGGTGCGGGCACCACTTCGTTCGCGAACCCGCCGAGCACACCGGTGTCGGTCAGCAGCGCCTTGCCGAGCGCCGGGGCGTTCGGGCTGGTGATGAACGTGAACCCGCCGATCTGGCGCATGTACGCCGAGCTGAGGCCCGCACGAACCGGGGTCGACTCGACGCCGGGGTACTCGCGCGGCAGCAGCTTCATCAGCTCTTCATCGGACACGACGTTCGCGAACACGTCGGGCTCGACGAACACCGCGTTCGGGCGGTAGCCCTGCTTGAGCTTGGTCAGCTCGGTGGCCGCGCGCATCAGATCGCGCAGGATTTTCACACCGCTTGTCGCCTTCCACGAGGCGATCGCGTTGGTGCTCTGCGTGACCGACGAGGCGACCGCGGCGATCGCCACGGTATCGATCGCTTGCACGTGGCTGTTCATCAGCTTGCGGAACGCGCGGCCGACCACGTCGTACTTCTGGCGGCTGATCGACACATCGGTCAGCAACGCGTCGTTGCCCCAGTTGACCGTGTTCGCGGTCGACGCGGGGCCGGTGCTGATCGGCGTGATCGGGTACTCACCACCGGGCGACACCGGCTGTGGCGGCCGATCGGCATAGATCGACTCGTTCTGCTCGTAGCCGATCGATCCCGACTCGGTGGTGATGTTGGCGGTGAGCAGCTTGTCGCCGACAAACATCTCGTCGTTGATCGTGCGCAGCGCGCGCAGCACCCACGGCGTGTCCTTGAGGAACCGGTTGATGCTGAGAACGTCGCCAGCGAGACTCGGTGCCCCAGGCGGGAATTGAACACCCATGTTGTCTACCTGCTTTCTTGTGAGTTGATCGCCCGCTGGGGTCAGCGCAGCTTGATGAGAACCTTGGAATTGGCTGCGGCGGCCAGGGCGTCGCCGACGATCTGGTCGGCGGTGTGCGTCTCGTCGGCGAACGCCGCCACGCCGCCAGCGGCAGCGCCGACGACCGCCGAACCGGCGGCGATCGCGCCGACCGCGGCGACCTCGAACACACCCTCGGTGTAGACCACCACGGGCGCGCCGCTGGCGGCGTCGTGCGCGGCGACGCCGAGCACACCGCTGGCGGCGGCGGTCACCGGGGCAACGGTCTTGTTGCCGGACACCCGGACGACCTGGCCGGCGGTCGTCGCCGACGAGGCGGCCATTGTCAGCCGGTCGGCGGGAAAGTAGTGCGGTGCGTACTCAGCCATGATCAGGCCTCCTTGCTGATGTTGCGGCCGGTCACCAGCGCGAACACGCTGGACTTCTCGGCGTCCTCGGGGACGTCGTCGCGCGTCACGCCGTGCCCGATCTCATCGACCGGTACGGCGGAATTGCGGGGCAGCGTGCCCAGCAGCGCCAGGGTGCTCTCGCGGTTCTTCGCGAGCTCGGCGCGCCACGTGTCGGCCGCCTCAGCGCCGATGCGCCCGTCGGACAGCGCCGACTGGATCGCGGCCTCGTTCTCGGCCTGGATCTGCCGCTCGCGAGCCGCCGACAGGTCGGCCACGGTCTTGGCCATCGTGTCGTAGGCGTCGCGGTTGACGACCGTCATGCCGAACTTAGCGGCAACCTGGGTCGCCTCCTCGATCGACGGTTCACCGGCGGGCGCGCCGCCGGCCTGCTCGGCCTTCTCGGCGAGTGCGCCGATGGCCGCCTCGATCGCGTTGTCGTCGGCTTCGGCGTCGAGGCCGAGCTTCTGCAACGCGCTCTCACTCAGGGTTGCCACAGTGGGCTCCTTTCCATCACTTGCCTCGGCCTCGACCGGCTGAGGGGTCTGGTTGTGCGCCTGCGGGATTCGCGGCGCTGGCGCTTGCGAGCGCCCAGCATGGTTGAACATCGACAGATCGAATCGGTTGCGCGCCGAGTTCTTCGCGTCGCGCTTGGGCGCGGCCAGCACCTTGTCGGCGACACCGGCGTCGACGGCTTCCTGTGCAGACCACCAGGTTTCGGCCGTCAGGACGTCCATCCACTCCTCGACGGTGCCGCCGGCGCGGGCGGCGAAGATCGAGGCGATGTTGCGCCCGATGCGTTCGAGGTCGTCGGCCATCTTGCGCATGTCGTTGGCGTCGCCAACCATGAGCGCCCACGGCAGGTGCGCCATAATCTCGGCGTTCTCAGCGACGATCAGCTCGTCGCTGGCACCAACCGCGATGAACCCGGCCGAGCTGGCGGCGTAGCCGTCGACGGTGGTCACCACGCGCGCCTTGTGCTGGCGCAGCGAGTTCATGATCGCGATCGCCTCGTAAACGTCACCACCGGGCGAGTTGATGTGCAGCTCGATCGTCTCGACCGAGTCGGGCAGTGCCTTGAGTTCGTTTCGGAACGTACGTGCGTCGACGCCCCAGTACCAGTCGATCTCGTCGTAGATGTCGACCTGGGCCACGGTGTCGTCGTCGGCCTTGTTCTGGATCCGGTACCACGGATCGGCGGCCTTGTCGCCGTCGGCGCGGGCTGTGGCGTGCCGGATCCCGGCGTCCTGGAGACGCTTGCGGGCAGCCTCGGCCAGCGTCCAATCGGCGTTCGCCGCAGCGGCATTCACAGCGTCGATCAGTCCCATAGCGTCATCGCTCCATCCGGTGTCTTGCGCCGGTCACGCGGGCTGCGGCCACGCGGGCGCATACGGGCTTGTGGCGCGTTCGTCGTTGAGGTGTCGGTGACCTGGTCGGTCTGTGCCGGTTCGTTTGTCTCGGGCTCGTCTTGGTCCTGGTCGGCGTCGGGATCCGGCCCAGGCAGGCCCGCGGCGTCGCGCAGGTACGCCTCCAGTCGCGGATCGGGTGTGAGCAGCCCTGCGGCGACAAGCATCTGCAGCGCCGCGGCGGTCGCGTCCTGGCGCGAACCGATCTCGTCGAACACCAGCAGCGGCGCGGCCTCGTCCTCGCCCCAGTTGACGTCGACGATGTCCTCAACGACGTGCGCCTGCGTGACGTCGCGGTGCTCGTCGGCAACGGTCTGCACCGACTGCACGAACGTGTCAGCCTGCACGCTGGCCAGCGCGTAGCTGCCGCCCTTGCCGTCGAGGTTGAGGAAATGCGCCAGCGCGACGAGCGCCATCTGGTGGTCGTGGTACTCGATCGCTCGACGCGGGTCGAGTGGTGTGCCGTTCGGCGACAGGATGCCCGCCTCTTCGCCGAGCGTCAGCGCCAGACCGGCAGACTCGCCGCCTGAGTAGTTCGAGGCGATGGCGAGCAGCTCGTCCATCCGGTCCTCGTCCTCGGAATCGGACTCATTGCCCTTGATGTAAGGCACGCCGATGCCGTGGCGCCGGATCGCGGCGGCCTCGATGCGGATCAGCTCGTCCTTGAACTTCCAGTTCTTGTACGCCGGTCGCAGCAGGCTATTGCCCGTCCACACACCGGGATCCATGTCATGCGTGTAGACCACCAGGCGGTCGACCGGGATCGCAGGCCCCATGCTGTTGGGGGCGAGCACGATCATGCCTGGGCCACCGAACGTGCCCGCCGGCCACTGCTGGACCGAGATCAGCCCGCCGTCGCGGTCGACGTTCCAGTACGCGATCGACGACTGTGGCCGCGGCGCGAGGCGCTTGAGCCAGAACCGGCCCTTGTCGTAGAAGTAGGTCTGCTCGAACACCGCGTGCCCGTACTGCAGCGACTTGAGCGCCAGGCGTAGGTGCTGGTCCCACGAGAACCGGCCACGCGTGCGTGGCGTCGGCTGGTCGGCGTCCTCGCCCTCGATCGGCAGTCCAAGGCACGCGGCGACGTGCTCGACAACCTCGTCGCGGGCGCCATTCGGGCGGATCCGCCAGTCGGTCCGGCGGATTGGCAGCGCGATGGCGCGCAGCACCGACGCGATCCGCGCCTCTTCGCGGCACATGCGCGTGTAGGTGAACACCGAGTTCGGCCACCGCAGCTCGTCGACCTGCTCGAACTGGTCGAGCCCTTGCGCCAGGAACGAGCCGTACCCGGCGAGTGGATTGACGTATCCGCGCTCGGTGCGAGGCGCGGCGGTCTTCGGTGCCATCGTCGCTCCTCTCGTCTCAGAACGCGGCGGTCATCGCGTCGAACTTGTCGGGGTTGGTGCGCTTGGCGCGCTTGGCGCCGGTGCGCGGGGAAACGGTCTTGGCCTTCGGCTTCTGGCCGAACTTGCGCAGTGCCCAGTGCGCCAGCGAGGCACCGACGAGCGGGATCGCGACGCCGTTGTCGTCCTCCAGCCAGGCGAAGTCACCACCCGGCAGCTCGCGCATCGTCGCCGACAGCACCGCGTCGTTGAGGATCTCCTGATCGCTATGCGTCAGTGAGCCATCGAGCGCGGCGTCGAGGAAACCGCCACAGGCGTGCGCCATCTCAGGTGTGCCGGTCATCGTCGGCTCGATGCCCGCAGCCAGCAGCAACGGCTCCAGCACCGTGGCGCCGTTCTTGCGGTCGATCACCAGCGCCACCGGGTTCCATTCGGCGACCTTGGAAATCAGGTAGCGGGCCACCTCGGTGTGCGATCCGCTGCGCAGCGGGCCCACCTCGATGTGCTCGCGGTAGTCCGAGCCGTACTGCGCCGCGCAGATTGCCCAGCGCTGGCGGTTGCGTGAGCGGTGAACCGCGATCGCGCGCGCCCCCACGAGCTCGACGTCGGCCTTGGCCAACGTGTCCCACACCGCCTCGAATGGCGAGCCGATCTCGTCCTCGTCGGGCGGGTAGTCACCCCAACCGAGGTAGTCCGCATCGAAAATCGCCCGCTGCTCAGCCGTCTTGGCCTTCTGCTGCTTGCTTCGGATCTCGCGCTCATTGGTCGCCACGCCGTACGACGGCTGAGCCAGCGCCCAGGTCTCCGGGGCGGTGCGTGACATGTCGCGCGGCGCCGCATACAGCGCGTAGTACAGGTCCGGCGCTCGCCGGTGCCCGAGCCGGTGTAGGCCGGCCAGCGTGTGGCACTTCGGGTGAACCGCCGCGACCGGCGCAGTCGAAATGTAGATCGTCTGCGGGTTCTTCGCCGCCGACTGCGCACCGGTGAGGTTCGCCTCTTCCTCGGGGTCGATGTCATACGCCTCGTCGATGATCAGCAGATCGATCTCGGTGTAGCCACGACCGAAATCCTGCGAGCGAGGCCCGAACTCGACCTCGCAGTAGATCACGCCCGGGTTCTTCGGGTCGTGCAGCTTGATGCTGCCGCGGTTGCCCGCCTTCGACGGTTTCTCAGCCAGCCGCGACCGCAGCCACGGCACCCGGTTGATCACGGCAACAACGCGCTTGAACACGTCGTACGCCGTCGACCAGCGCTGCGCGGTGTAGATGATGCGGCCCGAGCGCAGCACGAACATGTGGAACAAGATGAGCAGCACGATCAGCAGCGTTTTCCCCTGCTGCCGCGTGCACTCGATGCACACGTCGCGATGCGTCCACAGGCTCACTGGCTCGCGGCCCTCGCGCTCGGCGTCCTCGAGCTCCTCTTCGGTCGGTGGCTGCACCGAGGTAATCGCCTGGATCGAGCGCCACTGCCACGGCATCGGCCGCAGCCCGACGTCGAGTCCGAACCGCCCACACCGCTCCGCCTGCGACACCTCGTCGCCGTCGTGCTTCGACTCGAACTCGGGCGTCTGCCGGCCACGCAACCGCGGCCACGAACCGACCCACTCGGGCCACTGTGGGCGCTCGGACTTGCGCGACGGCGGCCGACTCGACGTAGGGCGCTTAGTAGCGCTTCGACGGGTCGTCGTCGTCATCGGGCCCTGTCGGGATACCGGCGCGCTGGCGGTGGATATCGGCGAGGTAGTGCCGGAACACTGTGGCGCACTGCCGCGCCTCGGCGAGCACCTTGTCGACGTACACCTCGACCACTTCGCGACCAACTTTGAGCCGCATCCACGTTTCCTCACGCCCCTCGAGAAGCTCGTTGTACTTCTCCAGCCGGTCGGCCATGCGGCACGCCTCGACGATGAGCAAGGTCAGCGAATACGGGTCGTCATCGCGGGCGAGTTCCGCCATAAGGCGCTCACCGGCTGTCTTTTTCGGCGGTTCCGGCGAGTTTGCCGCGTTGCGCCGAGAGTTTGCTGGCGACTTAGCGGCCACGACCCCGACGCCCACCTGCCATTTTGCGCTTTCCTGCAAAAATAAAAACCTGAC